ATGGCAACACTGAGACTAATAATAGACAAACAACACCCAAATAGTAAAAATAAAGTTCCTATTAAACTCGAATTTGGAGCTAAATCAAAAAAAAGTCAAATTTCTTTAGATGTTTATGTGGATGCGGAAAACTGGGATAGTAAAGAAATGATTATTCTCCCAACAAAACCCAAGTCAAAAAAGAAAAATGTATTAATACAAAATGAATTTTCACGAGCAGAAGAATTTATTGAAAAACTAAAGTTAAAAGGTAAGTTTTTAGATAATGCTAAATATCTTAGAGATCAGTTTATTCAAAGCGATAAAGAACCTATTCTATTTTCTGAGTATTTTAGGGTATTTATTGGATTAAAAACAGGTAGAACAGCAGATATATATAGAGCGACTTTAAACAAAATAGAAAAACACTTCGGTTCCGATATCAGATTTACTGATGTTGATTATGCATGGCTCGATAAATTAGATAAGATAATGCAAACAGAAAGAACTTTAAATACCAAAGGTGAAATAATAAAATCCGGCTTAGAGGTAAATGCCAGGGCTATCCATTTCAGAAATATAAGGTCTGTTTTCAATTATGCAATTGACAATAACATAATTGGTTTGGAAATTTATCCTTTTAGAAGATTTAAAATAAAAAGAGAAGAGACTATTAAAAGAGCAATAAAAATTAAAGATTTGATCCTTCTATTTAATTATAAAGGCAGTAAACAAGAAAATTGGGCTGTCGATATCTCGAAAATGATATTTTATGCAATAGGTATAAATATAAAAGACTTATATCATCTCAATGATTTTTCTGGAACATATCTGAACTACAAAAGAGCGAAAACAAATAAACTCTATACAATATTTATAGAACCAGAACTAAAGGTATTATTAAATAAATACGCTTCCGAAAGAACTTTAATGTTCACTACTCAATTCAAGATGTATAACTCTTTTGGTAAAAAATTAAATGCTTACTTAGCCATTATCTGTACGAAGATTAACATCCCTAAGATAACGACCTATTCATTAAGGCATACATGGGCCACTTTAGCAGCGGAACTGGAAGTTCCTAAAGAAACTATTGCTGCCGCTCTTGGGCATGGAGGAAACACAATAACAGATGTATATATTAAATTCAATCAAAATAAGATAAACGAAGCGAACAGGAAAGTTATCACATATATAGAAAACACAAAAATAAAATATAATGCTATTTCATTAATTTTAGAGTGCTTGATAAGAAATAAAGAAGACGCGCAATAATAAACTTTGCGCGTCAACCAATTTAATAACCAAACATTAAAACTTATACTTGCCACTGAACCAATGGTAATTACCTCTTTGGTAATAAGGGTCGGTTTGTAACGGAATTTGTGGCTTTTTTCTTAAATCTAAATTATACTGGTATTCAAAACCAAGATTGTGATAAAAAATACCTCCTCCAAGACCTAAATACTCTAAAGTAGAATAAGATCCGGAAACAAAAGGTTGCCATACTTTTTCTCGGGTTGTGTTGATGTTTTTATATACCGGAGTGAATTCGTAATCTATTCCTGATAATTTATTATACTGAACAACAGGAAATAACCGCAATTTCCCTTGCTCTTTATTGTCAAACGCAACCAAATCGTATGATCGTTTTAATATATAATCGGCGATTATTGCGGCAGTATCGACTTCATAATAAATATATTCAGTTGTAATTCTAACACTTCCTGTATCTATGTACTGGATTTCAACCTCTTTCATTGGAAGTATTGGTTTTTCAGGTTTTTCTTCTTTTACTGGTATAAGCTGAGTGTCACTTACGGACCCGGAAGTTGACTCACCTGGTATATATGATACTTCATTTTTCAGATCGATGGAGGATCGACCTACAAAGAAGAATACCAATCCGCCAAGGATAAAAGATATTATTGATACGATGGTATATTTTTTCATTCACTGTATTTTTTATAAGCTTGACACATTGCTATATCATAAGGAACTCTTCCTGTTTTTTTAGCCATATCTTTGTACCCTGCACCATTATAATAAGTTGCTACAAGATGCCAGTTTTTCTCTTTGAGAGCCTTTTGGAGCTTAGGTAGAGCTTCTATATATTTGCACATTTGATAGACTTGTTTATCAAGTCCTGATTTAGCGTCATCCCACATTTCTCCGACCGAATTATACCCCAACATTTTATAATTGAAACCCATTATCTGCCCTAAGCCAATGGATGTGCTTTCCATGGCAGCATTTGGGTTTATTGCAAAAGCATCATTGAAAGCTATCCATTCTTTAGCCTGTTTCTCCACTTTATTGACAGACCACATACCTGTAGGTGCGTATGGTGCTTTCTTTCTAAACCATGCGGGTTCAAACTGAATCATAATTTTACCTGTTCGGAGATCGAAGCCTTGACCTGATGATTCAACATCAACAAATGCCTTTAGAGCGGCTTGTTCATATCCAAATAAAGCTGCATTTTTTATTATCGCATTAATTACTTCCTCTTTCATTTTCTTCAATTTCTATTATGTCGGTTTTTTTACCGAATATTTTGAATATGTTTACTTTTACATTCTTTCCTTTTGAGGCGAAATAGTTCACATAAATACTCTCCAGCTCAACTCCGTAAATAACCAAAAGTATGAGTATGGGTAGCAAATCTATACCAAACGGAAGCCCAAAAGCCTGACCAAATGTATAGGCTAATACAACCCATAGTATATAACTGCTTATTTTGTCAAGAGTCCTTCTGATCGCTCTTGATTTCTTAACAGCTTCTTTTCTGTATTTTGAAGCAGCTATACCAAACTTCAAATCTGTTATTGTGAGGACAAAAGCAAGAATCAATAGCCATTTAGCCCACAGGAAGAATTCCAATAATCCTACTAAAAAATGATCAGTATATGTCATTACTAATATATCATTATCTGTTATTACCATTTTATTTTAACTTTGCATCATTAGAAAATCATTTATTGATTGCCTCTCGGCTAAAAAGATGCGAAAGCAGATACCTTTCGTGTCTCAACTTACAGATACCGCAAATATCTGTATGGGTCGAGAGGTTTTTTATGGACTTATGTCTTCAACATCCACTAATTCGAAATCATTTTCGGTTTCTTTTCTATTTTTCTTAAGATGCGAGGTATATCCAAAGTATAAGTTCCCATAAAAGATTATGCTATCGTATTTCCTTTTCCAAGCTTTGCCCGGCCCCGGGTCGGCAAGGTCAGGAACCTGTTCTGTGAAAACAGGCTCCTCGATTCTTGTTACAATTTGTTTTTTGTCTTTTTCTTCCATATTATCCTAAATTACTAAGTGGGAAAATTTTATTGTAGTATGCAAATTGCGACCAGTTTGCCGCAGCTTTATAAGCATTAACCAGTCCATCAGGAACATAAACAGATACAGATGAAGTGATTAAGCCGTTTTGCTGCTGTAACATAGATAATGGAATCAAAGTACTTGACCTGATTACTAAAACTGCATCCGCGGCAAAAGGAGTACTACCAGTCCATTGTCCTTTACTATTCATTGTCGATAACTGTATTCCGGCAGGTTTATAACTTTCCGGCATGTCAATTCGTTGTATAGCCCTTTGATTACCACCAATATATAACCGAGAACCCGACACACTGTTACACCTTATGTTTCTGAGGTCAATATTTCTCACACCATTTTCTATAACTAACTCGGTGAAGTTATTGCCTGATGTATCGTTTATAATCAGATTTTGAAGTACCGGTAAGGCGTCCAATAGGTGTAACTTTCCTTTCAGCTGAGAAGTACCGTTGATTATCAGTGTTTCCAGATTCGGTAGAACAGGAAATGAAGAATCATACAATTCTTTTAAGGTAACAGATTTCACATCACTACCCCAAGAGAATGTTGCTTCTTGAGCATCATCTATAAGGGAATAAAATCGTTCATCGATATTTAGTGCCGAGTAGCCTTTCAATGGCAGTACAAACCTGTATACTTCAATGGAATTGATAATCTGTTTAGCAAGTATAATCCCTTTACGAGCCGTCTCAACATAGCGCCCCGAAAGCAAGAATTGTTCGATTGAATAACAGTTTTGCACCGTGTTATACCCAAATTTAGGAGCAGTATCAAGAGTTTCGGAATCTGTATATATGCCCAGCTTTTTCAGGGCTGGCAATGTATTTAATTCCGCTTTACCAGCCTGAATACTAACTTCGGTAAGGGTATCACAGTTGTTAATCATAGTACCTGTGCCACCCCAGTAACGGGCTTCATTAAATTTAACTACACCCGAATTGGTTAAGAATCCCGCTGGAATATTAGTAAATTGCACCTCGTCTTCGGATATTTCACCATCTTTGTTAGAATCGTATTTTGTAAGAGCCAGCTGTTTCATTCTCTCGTCTTCAAACTCTATCACATCCAAAACTACGTCATACGTTACGGTTAATTCAGGGAATAACTCCCGTACTCTATCTAACGTTGCTTGAGAAATAGAAGCAAAACGAATCTTACCCGTAACTACCGCAGTCGAAGTAGTATTACCATTAGCGTCCTCTCCACTCATACCGAGCAATGCTGTGATAGTTTTAGAAGATTCATCGTAGGCATTAATATTAGTAATACGAACCTTTCCGAGTACATTACCCGTAGTCTCAACAGCTTGTTTCACTAAAGCATAGCCGTCAACATGAGGCGTATTGTCCACGACAATAGTATTCAGCTTCGCATATCCTTCGACAATGAAGTTGACAAGGTTAGGTTGGTTTTTCAAATAAATAGCCGTAACAGTAGCAGGGAGATTCAGCGTTTCCAGTACTCCCTTACCCGGCAGGGCTACACCGGTAATGGCCGAACCTCTGGCCTCGACAGTTTTCAGTGAATAACAACGTCCCAACTCTAACGCTTGGTTCAAAACCTTACAGTTGGCTACATTGATAGTCTTTAATAAGGTGTTATTTCCCAGCGACAACGTTTTCAGAATGTTGTTTGCATATCCGACAGCAGTGTTACCCAATATAAGGTCTTCGAGAGCGACACATTCTACAACGTTTACCGATTCGCCTGGATAAGCCCCCGACAAATCTCCCAACGATTTTATACCTCTTGCACCATAAATGAACACCTCGGTATTGTTGTACTGAATATTCGGAGGGGTAAGCTTATAGGTTTGTCCCGTTTTCCCACGCCCAGCACTTAGCTGATAAGAAGATACCAAAGCTCTTACATACATAGGCATCCCGATACGGATGTTCAATTCCACTTTAGCAGGTACCGCCAGATTACCGGACGGGGTGTTTACACGAATATGCGCAAATTTTGCCCGATAGTCGCCTGTGAAATATTTGCCGTCCATATAGTAGAAACGATTCGTTAACCACCAAACACGGTGCCGCGAACGGCTTCCCTGTAAGGCATACAGATAAGAGTCATCTCCATCGTCAACCAACGGGCCGATGTACTTGAATTGTCCGTCGTGATTATAGACGGTTTCGCACCATTTTTCAGACTGTCTGTCCTGGAATATTTTCAAAGCGGCATCTAAAGACATCGCATTCTTAATCCGGAGTTCAGCATATAATTCTGCCAGTTCTGCCTGATAAGCAGCTTCAACCAATGTCCACAATTCTGAGTTCCAACCGTTCCAAACGTGAGAACTACCATATTCATCCTTAGTTTCGATATCATAGTTGAACGACATACGTCCCTCATTGTTGATACCGATAATGGTATCGTTGTCATAGAAAATAAAGTACCAGATCAAGTCGCCCGACGCGCTCTTCTCCCCATAAGTGGTTAACATCTGGTTTTTGGCCCGTTGGTCGATAGCCCCAAATAGTTCTGTTGCCAAGCAATAGAATACAAGCCACTTCTCATTAAAGTGATTCTTACATTCGCTCTTAAACTTTGTAGGATTTCCGATACAGGAAGCAACCCACGACCACAACGGTTTTATGTTGGTGGCATTATCGTTTCCGTCAGGATAGCGACCTTCCAAATCATTCAACCATGCCGGAATAGTCTCCCCCTTACCGTTTACGATGGTAGATGTCCAATCCGCACCTTTGAATAGGCAGATATTAGAGGTATTATTCAAAAACTCCCAACACTCCATGCCCGGCTGGAATCCGAACACCTGAGTAGACGACTTGTCATCATTGAAGTTATATTTACCTAAAAATGTAGGTGCATCGGATTCGTTTTGCTTGTGGAAGATAAGGCATGGATAACCGAATACGGTTGTACGCACCCTTTCATCATTGGCTTGTGGTGGTATGGTATAGTTCAATTTCCGCAGAGCTTCGTCCACAAGAACAGCCATACCCGTATTATGTGTACCGGACGATTCCGCAAAGTCGGCTTTCATACAGAACACCTTTGCCGGTATTTGGGTTCCCAACATAGAATAAGTAGGTGATGTTTGCCCCGTCTCGGTCATAGTGATAGGCTCTTGAAACTTGAACTTGTAGTTCTTACGTGGATATGCTTGTGAGGAAGTACCCTGTACGTCATTTTGGATATTCTTTCCCGACCACGATAGAGAAGGATTCTTCTTGTCCTCATACAACATATCGCAGTTTTTCTTATCCCCCTTGAAAGTAGGCAAATCGCCGACAATAGTTAAACAAGGAAGCCAATCGAGTGCCTTGGTATAATCAATCTCTCCAAAATCGTTCAATATATTATTGAACTGATATTTTTCTACTTTTTCATCGAAATTCTCAATATCAAAGATATAATTGCCGAATATCTGGTTAAAATCCAAACTGTTGTTATACCATCTGATAGTGTATAGCATGGTTATACATGCTCTGTCGCCTGTACCAACTGAGAATCCGGGAGAACTACTCTGTGACAGGTTGTCCGTTGACGAGAACTGTATCGATCCCGACATGATTCCATCAATGTACAACAATAGCAACCGGTTTTGATTGGTTCTCTGAACAACGAATGATACGCTTACTTTTGTAGAACTATCCAGATTGGCTGTGATTTCCGTTTGGGCCGATTTCAGGCGAATATAGTTAGGCTTCACCTCGATACCAATACCATCGGCAAAGCAACTCATGATAACAGCTTCGGGGTCTACTACATCCTGCGTAGCAAATTCCACAGTAAAGGTCATGCCCTCCTGAAGAATACCAACACCGAAAGGCTTTATAGCTACGTTTATTTTACTCTCGCCAATGAGCCTCAAATGGTTGTTCCCGTTTACGTCACGATGCCATCCGTCATCCGTCCACATAAAATCAGAGAAAATAGCATCGTAGTCTCCATATTTCCATGAAGCCCTGTCTGCTGCGGAGTTCGATTTGCCGATAGCAGAACCTTTGTACTGCAAGTTTCCAACCTCTTCCATGATATCGTATTCGGATGCTTCAACTTCGAAGGTAACCGCTTTCATTACTCCCCGACACTGTATCCTCAGTTGGAAAGTCCCCTGTTCTTGTGCTAAATAGGACCATATCTGGCGCGTACGTTCAACGTCCAATGTCTGAACAAGCACATTGTTTACTAACAACTCAACACGGGCTTTCTGATTATCCGGATCATAAATTACGAACGGAATCTCAACAATCTCGAATTGGCGGACTTTGGTTTTGTTGAAGGATATAACAATAGCCGGCTGAGATAGCCCCTGACTTGTGTTGATGAACTCATAATAAATCTCATTACTTTTCAGGTTGTAGCCGCCAACGGTACTCTCGGCGACAACCCGGATAGAGTTCGTACCCGGAACAAGTCCTGTCAGATTCTTCGTGAATTGCTTATTGGTAGAATCCGTTACATCGGGTGCTATTTCAGCACCATTTAACCAGAACCGGATTGTTTTGGTTCCCGTTCCTTGAACAACATAACGGAACTGAACGGGTTCCCTATCGTAAAAAATATCATCTGCAAATGTAGATGTCAGTAACAAAGAAGCTACCTGTATAGTGTAGTTCAGTGTACGGTAATTGTTGTAACTGTCGGTAACACGTATTCTCACAATATTGGAGCCGTCATTCAGATAACCTTTCAGGTTGATGGAATTATCACCCTGATTTATCGTATCCGTCATTACGGCAAAGTTATTTACAAGAATGGTAAGGGTACCAGGGCCTGTTTCGGAATCATCCTCAGTATCGACAGACGTCCAGTTATAGTTCAGTATAGCATCTTCTCCTTTGGAAACGACAATAGTAGTAGCCCCGATAGCTTTCATCTTCATAACGACTCCTGTTGACGGACCTGTTCCGCCACCACCTTTGGGGATGATCACACGACCGACTTCCACACCGTTAGATGTGCCGATAATGGCCATGTTATTTTCGTCAACGTCTTCGGACTCAAGACCATCAATCTTACCCAGAATAGCACTATTCACCGAATCGAATTTGATTTTCAAATCTTCAATATCAAGCAATAGCGGTGTAAGGTCACGTTTCAGGGCATACTGTGTCCAGCTGCCATTATTACCCCACGAACCGATAGTTTCACCGACAAACTGGTCCAAATACCAAACACCATCGTTTAACTTATAGGTGATGATTTGACCTATGATTCGATCGGGTGTTTTAACTGTATTACGGGCAGTTTCAGAATTGGTATATTCCTTATTTTCCTTGTAAGACAAATTTAGAATTCCCGAAGGCAGTTCAATAGCTTCTCCGACATCAGTTCCCTCAGAAGTCAGTTGTAGCTTATTTTCGTCAGTCAGGCGTACACCATCGGCTCTGGTTTTAAGAGCATCGCGAAGGTCTTTGTCTAAATTCGTCATAGACGTATTGATGTCCTTCACTGTGTCGTTTACAAGTTTGTTAAGTGTTTGCAAATCGGCACTCGTAGCTATTTGTACCCAATTAGAATCAACATTCCAATTAGTGATATCGGCTCCGATAAAGAAATCGTACACCCAACCAGTTTTTAACTTATATAAGATGAGCTGTCCCTGCTTTTTATCAGAATCTTGTACGGCTGCTCTCGCGCTGGTAGCGTTATCATAGTCGTATTTGTTTGTCTCCTCTGAGATGTTGAGTATACCACCCGAGCCTACGGACTCCCATGAAGAATCAGCCTTCCATGCATCGTCATTCGTAACATTAGATATGGTACAGTATTCTACGATCACCTTCTCCTTTGTCTGGTATACTAATATCTGGTCTCTACCTCTTGATGCGGCAGGAACCGCAAGCCTAGCTTGTTCGGAGTTAATGAATGTAAAATTACCTGTTTCAGCCGATACATTTAAAAAGGATGTTTTCGGTACTCTCTTTTTCAAAGCTTCTGTAATTGCCGCTTGGGACATAGGGGTAGTAGTGGAAGTTCCTTCCTGCTGAACGCAAGGATCCCCTCTGTATGGCAAATCATTCCAAGAACGAATGCCATCGCCAAGCTTATATTGGTCCGTATCTAATTCGTAACCAACTTCTCCTTCCATAAGGATCGGGTTGATTTGAGCCCAACGCTCTTTAGTGTCCCGCCTATGCTGAAATCTGTCCGCCATAATGTATTATTTGTTAATTATTCTTTTATATACTAACCTAGTGCGTTTCCACAATCAATTGTTCTAGCTCCTCCGTACCGTGAATCAGCTCTCCCACCGTCAAATACTCGGGAAGAAGACCCAAAGGCTACCCAATAATCATCATTGATCCAATCAGATATGTTGTTGCCGGTAAATTGTTCTGCAATCCAGTCTCCTGTCGATAGCTGATATATAACTACCTGTCCCGAAGCTCTCAGATAATCCGGAGTATCTAAACGCGCTTCCTTTTTATTTGCGTAGTTATATTTATCCTTCAGTTGGGAAACATTAAAAAATTCTTTTCTATCTGTTTTATCCTTTACCGCTTCTTTGATGTATTCATCTGCCTCAGTTCCGCCAATAGTTATATTTGTAGACCCAAAGAACATATCGAAATTGATCGTTCCTGCATCTATCTTCATCTCGACTTTAGCAATTCCATTATCCATAGAAAGCCCTTCGGGTCCACAATCGATATATGGATCCAAAAGTTGGCAAGGAATACTCTTTCCAATCTTTACCTCGCTTCCCTTTGATAGCTTTACCACTATGTTAAAAGCTCCGGCATTAAGGTTTCTGGTCTGATCAGCAGATAGATCTATTTGGAAGGTATTCTTATCTATATCCGATATTGTGGGTATTATTTTCCCAGAATAAGGAGTAAATAATTCTACTGTTTTAGTATATCCACTAATATCCAATAGCTCTGCCGGAGTCTTATTATCATAAGCAGCAAACTTAATATTCAGCGATTCTCCTTTATAAAACTTTAGTGTTGTCATCAGTTTCAGTTTTAGAGTTTTGATTATCACTGTTTTCTTTTTCGGTTTCAACAGCTACACGCTTGTTTTCGTCAGCAGCAGCATACGGATGTATGTCGGTGGCGGTTTCTACCGATATAGTACCTTGTGATTTACTATTGTTTATATTCGATATTATTTCTGTATCATTTTGAGGTATGTATGGAATTATTTTTCCAAAAACCTTAAGTCGTCCCAATTGTGCTGAACTCTTAGACTCTATCCCAATCCCATAAATGAACAAGCGCAACATCCTGTCAATAAAACCGTCCCATTTTTTTGCTTCGGATATAGCTTTCTCTACAGCGGAGCTAAACAGCAATTTCACAGTTATACCTGGTAAGTCTCCACTCGTTTTAACGGTTTCCGGTGAAAATGAAATAGTATGGCTTCCTCTGAATATCTCTTTAAGCATGAAATCCATGAGGTTCGTAACATTTTTCGATTCGTTTGCCTGTAATAGTTTTCCATCGGCATCACCATCTTCCCCTGCTAACACCTTGCCTCGCTCATCCCTACCCGGTAGAATATCGACAGACCCTTTCAAGAAAAGAAGGGGGTCTCCATAATAGCGGACGCTTTCCGCCCAGAGTGAAGCATGAAGCTCAAAATCTTCAATGGGTTTTTGAACTTTATTCCAAGCGACATCCCCTCTTTTGTAGGCAATAGGAATTTCTTTAAATCCGTGAGGTTTAGGATTAGCAATCAGTTTAAACTCATACCCATCTTTTTTGTACCTGTATTTTAGCGTATCATCCCAGACATCTAAAAATTCAGAAGAGCTGTCACCATCAATATCCGAATAGTATATACCGAAAAGGATCAACTCGTCATATTCATCGTAATGAGGCAATAAGCAATATCCGTCTTTCCACGAATAAACTTTCCAATCAAGCTCTCCCCTTTTGTTAAAGAATTGTAGCAGGGCTGTGTCTCCTGTTGTCAGTTGGTTTTCGACATTTTCTGATAAAGCAATATCCATATTTTTTGATATGTAAAATTGCTTCAGTGTAGTAAAGTATTTTTTATCCTCTGTTGTTTGGGTTTCGTTTGCGAGAGTCAGTTGGAGATCATTCCCTGTCAGGTGTACTTTCTGCTTTGTAGCGATAACTTCTTGGAAAGGAAAAGCCATGCGAGTTACAGGAATTGTATCTTCTCTCTCTCTTTCTACTTCTACAACATCTCCGTCTTCGTTTACTATATCCTCTTTGTAAGTTATCAGCACCTTTTTGTCATCTAATACAAAACGGCTATGTATCGCATGAGAATATGGATCCAATTCATCCAGAAATGTATCTTGGGATACGACATATTCCCTTCGCCTTGGTAAAGTGGCTATGGTTGCTACATCTGTAAATCCGCAGAGAGGAGATACATAAGGTGTAACTCCTCTGGTAAAAGGCTTCTTAATAAGAATCTTCTGTGGATTGCCTAACAACTCCTCTTTTGTACGTCCCATATTATATATAGCGTAATCGATGTTTATTTTTTATTATATGCGGCTTTCTTAGTTCTAAAGCCTCCCTCATTATCCAAGCCTCAGTAAAGTCTGGAGATTTATTTATCAGGGTTTTCATCTCTGATTTCTTTATCAAAGCTTTTTTCCCATCTGTACCATCTTCTTCCCAACGAAACGCTCTACGCTCCTGTTTCAAATGAGATTTTAGCGTCTTTATCTCTTTTACTTTTTTTACTTTATAATTTTTATTGAGTAGGGCTTGATTAAAAGAGTATCCCTTTTCTTTTATGCGATTAGCCCATTTGTCTGCACATTGGCTTTTCAGGTTCTTATAGTTTTCGGAATTTTCTACTTTCCCATTATTCAGGAACTCGTAAGCTCCTCTGAAGAATCCTGATAAATATGATCCGGAGCCATTATCGTCATACACAATCATCTTGTCGGGTATACTGTGTTTACGCTTTAACCGATTGATGATTGCAATAGCTACATTAGATTCGCATTGGGGTATTACCTCTATATCTATCAAATGAAATCCTTGCCATACATATATCACCATAGCATCGTCACCTTTGAGTGCAGCATCTATGGTCATGCACTTGCGGTCATTCACTTGCCGCTCCATATTATCCAATACAGCGTCCATGTCGGCAACTGACACCAGCTCATCATCCTCACTGGAAGCTACATTCCAGTTACCTAATAATAGTTGAGATGTAATAGTGTCTCCGGTAGTTGTCAATGAACCGAAATAGGACTGGTCTTCCCCACCTATCAAAGCTTTATTCTCTGCTAACACACCTTCGATGAACGTAAAGGACTTGATGAAATTCATCGGGTCAATTATTAGCCCTGTTTTCTTTCTCATCCTGTCAACAATAGGTTTGATGACATCTTTGCATTGTTCGTATACTTCTTCTTTTGTATCACCCCAAACAACACTTTCTACTGTTTTCCCTGTAATGTAGAAGTATCGTATTTTACCATCTCGGTCTGGTCTGATGAATCCATCGTCTCCGATATACCAATCGAGCCAAATACGAATCCAATGAGTAGAAGATGGGTTGCAAGAAGCTAAAAATTGTGGTCGTACAGAACATTTTCCCCCTGTCCGGTTACGTGAAAACAGATAAGCAAAAACAGGAAACTCTATTCCTGTAATTTCATCTATGTATATAGTTGTAATCTGCCGCCCTTTCCATATCTGCTCAATCACTTCCATATTTTGATTCTGTAAGTGGTTGAATTGGATAGTAGCTCCGCTTCCACATCTGAATTCGGCAGGATCGGTTTCTCTCCATGTTCCCGAAGCTTCAGGAAACAGAGCTTTGGCTGAATCTACAAGTCCTCCTTGCGATTTGGTATCTTTTAGTGTATTTCGAAGAGCCACTCCTCTGTAGTTTGGTTCATCAAAACCATACATGAATTTCATCAGATTACCAAAAGTTTTACCAGCACCGGCACCTCCTCCATTAAAGATGACATCGGCATTACAAGCTAAAACTTTCTGCTGAAATCCTGCTTGTGGTGCTATGTAATCCTTCGCTTCAGGTATATCTACATTAGCCTCAAAACGATTTATGAACTCATGTTTCTTCAAGTTACCTTAAAATATTGTACAGCAAAGAAAAAAGAAATTAGTTTCTTTTGCAACTATTTTAGTGTTTTTATTCACTGAATTAAAATAATCTTATATATTTGCACAAACAATTGTTTCAGAAGTAACTAATTTTTATGAAAGAAAAAATCTTACCCATACTTGAAAAAGCTGTAAAAAACAGCACATTTTCAGAGAGAACCTTTTCAGAAGTAGCTGATGCTATGGCTAAAGCTGCAACTACAGCAGGAATAACAGACGATAAGCTAGAAGCATTCGTAAATGATATGCTCCCCATGTTCAATACGTTTCAGGGGGATGTTAATAATCAGATTTCCGAAGCTGTGAAAAAGGTAAAACCTTCTAAAAAAGAAGATGGGAAAACAGAAGAACCCAAAAAGGAGGAAAAGAATGATCCAGACAAGCCTTTAACATCAAAGGATATCGCGGCAATCGTTGCAGAAGCGAATAAACCATTGATGGAGAAGATAAACGGATTTGAAACTTCTTCTAAGAGATCGGCTATCGCTCAGGATGTAAAAAAGCAATTGATGTCGCAGTATAAGATTAAGAGTGAACTGTGCGATAAAATAATCGGGCGCATCGAAATTACTCCTGAAAGTACAGTCGAAGATATTGCGAAAAACGCTTTGCAGGAATATAACGAATTAGCATCAAATTTTGGTCTTCAGGAGGCAACAACCGAAATACCGGGTTCTGACAGAACACCTCCTCCTCCGGATGTGAAAGATATTGATGCAATTCTCGATAAAATGACATAAAAAAAAATAATAAAAATGGCAATATCAGAATTAACAGGAACTTCTAAACAGACCATCATAACAGGTAATGACAATGTCGTTATCGTTGATGTCTTTCAGGAAGTGCGCGGTGGGCGTACACTCGATGTTTCCGGTTTTACAAAACCAGTAATCAATGCAGGGCATTTGGTTATAATGGAAACAGCGACTAAAGAATACAAGCCCATGCCTTTAGCTGCTTCAGGTACCGACTATGCTGCTCTTCCGGCAGGACACGAGTATGCAGGAGTTGTGATCCAAAGCAAAGAAACGAAGGACCCGAGAGTAGGAATTCTTCTAAGAGGAACTGTCAATTATAAGGCTGCACCTTATGACATGACCAGCATCCTTGACGATGTGAAGGAAGTGTTGAATCTTATAAAATTTGTGGAGGACTAACATTATGGAACAATCTTTATTTTTAGAATACATTATTTCCCATTTTCCGGCGTTGGTTCTTCGACATATTGAAAAACTCAATGGCAAGAATCAAACTGCCCTTACTTATCTACACAGAATTCTTCTTGATAAGAAGTTCTCTGTAGATGGCAGATGGGCATCTGTTATAGGTAATTACAACCGCGTTGCGGCTGATGTAGTAGCAATGGATTCCAGTCTTCCTTTGAAGAAAAGGGATTCTCTCGAAAGAGCTACAGGGAAAATACCTAAAATGGGTATGGAATTGTGGTTGAACGAAGAGCAAATGACCGAGATCGACACACTTATCGCTCTGAAGACACCTATAAACGAAATCATTGCCAAAATATTAGCCGATGTACCTCGTGTAATCGATGGTATTTTGGAGCGTTTGGAGTTGATGTTCCTCGAAGGATTATCGACAGGGATAACAGTACAAGACGACAACAAGAATGTGGGAACAGGAATCCGTCTTGACTACGGATATCTTCCTGAAAATCAATTTGGGGTAGCCGTGTTATGGTCAGATGCTGACAATTCAAAAGTGGTGGACGATATCAACCGTGTCAAAACTAAAGCAAGCCGCGAAGACGGAAATACTTTGGAATACGCTTACGGTGATTGGTACGCTTTCCAAAATCTTATCAAATCGAAGCAATTCAAAGAACAGTTTGCATTCAACAAAGGATTCGTAGGTAACAATATACCTACACCGACTATTGAACAGGCGAATACTGTATTCAAAAGTTTGTGGGGCTTCACTTTTACCGAGGTGAACAGGACTATCAAGCTGGAGAAGAATGGTGTACGTTCTACTATTACACCTTGGGCAGAAGGGCGAATTGTCTTCACTTCCGATTTGAAGGTTGGGGCTTTGGTTTGGGCATCGCTTGCTGAAGCTAACCGAAAAGGACAAATCAAAACAGCTACATATCAAACTGCGGATGAGTATATTTTGGTATCGAAATACCACACAATAAAACCATCTTTTGCGGAATGGACCGCTTCGCAAGCTCGTGTTTGTCCAGTAATAACCAATGTTGACCGTATTTATACGCTCGACACTAAAACAATTCAAGCATGAAGGTAGTAGCGTTGACAAACTTTAGGGACATTGACAATTTCACTAAATCGTATGTCGAGGGAGAAAGTTATGAATTTCCTGATAAAAGGGCTAAAGAATTGATCAAGTCTGGTTTGGTTCAAGCTGAGGGTAAATCTGCAAAGAAGGGAGACGAAGATATCTCTTCAAGAGAAGCAGAACTGATTGAGGCCAGAAAAGGTCTCGAAGGTTGGGCGAACCAACTTAAAGATCAAGAAGCAAAGCTAATTGAGCGCGAAAAAGAAGCAGTCAATACAGAAACCAAGTTATCTCAAAGAGAAACAGAATTGGAGTCTAAGGAGTCAGCTTTTAGCTCTAAAAAAGCCGAAATGGATTCCCAAGCTGAGGAGTTGGAAAATCTTAAAAGTGCATTAGAGTCACAGCAATCCGATCTTGAATCTAGGGAAGCAGCTCTTGTTGCAAAAGAAGAAGCCAAAGGTAAAAAATGACCGTAATTGATTACATAGAAGGATTAGTTGCATTCGAAGTTCCTCAAAAAGCTTCGGATGCCATCCTATTTGCTCGCGGAATAGATGGGGAGATGATAGCCTCCGACTTAACTCAAAAGCAAAGGGATCTTATATATGCTGATCTTCTTATGTATGGTATAACAAAGCCATCGTCATCCGGAGGTGAAAAGAAAGCACACGGAGGATTTTCCCATACAACCAAAAGCGAAACTTTCACCTACCGAGATGATTGGTTTAAAGCGGCAATGGCTATTTATAAGAAATATGGAGACCCTAAATATGATCCGGGATCTTTAGTGAAAATAACCAACGCATCGAGTAGATGGAAAAGAAGATGATATGGACTTTGTAGAATTTCCACATAGTTGTAAAGTATTCGATTCAATAGTTGATGAAACCCTACCACCGAGCCAAAGAGTTCCCGATGAGAAGGTTATTGTAGAAACGATATGTGACATACAAGCTGCGGGAAAGCCTACGGATTCAAACTATGCTATTGATGCAGACTATATTGTCTATATACCGATTATACGGATGCCTAAAATACAAAAAGGGTCTAAAATCGAATTACAGTACAGCGACATAGACAAAAGAACAGGTATAGTTAGGCAATACGAACCTAGTATGATGCTCGGGAACAGAATATGGGTTAAAGAAATTGATAACTGATGAAGATTAGTTTTAGTTCTTCTCCTAAAAATAAGGCGGTCGTTGAGGCCAGTATCACGAAAGTGAATCAGATGACCGAAAGCTTAATACTGAATGCTTACAAGCAAATTGGTCAGGCGAGTCTCGGTTACGCTGTCCGCAACAGAAAATGGGAGGATTATACCGGAAACCTTCAAGATTCTATGGGATACGGTATTTTCAAAAATGGTTCTTTGGTATTCTGGGAAACTTTGGATAGCAAGCAATATGAATGGCATTACGGACATCGGGTTACTAATGTTTCCGAATTCCCTTATGGAGCACAGGCTGCATTACAAGTGATGAACAATAATATCGACTTATTCTCCAATGGCTATAAGCTTCTGATTGTAGCTGGAATGGGGTATGCTTTAAATGTTGAAAACATCCATTTGCATGAGGTACTCACACAAGCTATGGCATTTACAGAAGATAATTGGAGAACATATTTTAAAGAAGTGGCATAATGGTAAACAAAAACTACAGCACTGAGCGAATTGAAGACACTCTTTGGGACTTGTGCCAGAACGTAGCACGTGTGTCGGACAAGGTGTTTGTTGGTAAACGCCCGGACTCGGCAGAATACCCAATGGAAACATTTGTTGTTGTGACAATGCTCACAGCAATGAAAGATTGGGAGGCTTATGGAAAAGGCGTAGTTCGTATAGCCATGTATGCAAAAGATTTACAGGGCGGAACTAAGAATAGTCCTGCATTAAAGAAAATGGGTGATGCCATAATGGAGCACTTACCTTATCAAACCGATGATTATCTGTTTGACTTCTCTAGTGAGAGCGGTTTTCCGGATAAGAGCGGATATAACATAAAAGCAATAAATGCTTATGTGGTAACCCTAACAAGAAAATAAAGGGAAAAACCCTCAACATATCGCACAGGAGTCGCAGACTCTTTTATGGGCTTGCGCACAAAAAAGTATTAACGAATAAATTTTATAAGTAATGGCAGATTTGAATCTAACCAAGCCCGCAGGGTCATTAGTGGCCAACTTAGGTTTATCCATCGGACAAGCCGGTATTTACTGGGCTGATAGAGGGATGGTAACGGATACTACCGTATGGACGCATTTAGGTGTCGTATTGGTAGGTACCGGTTCTATTACTGATGAGGCAGCAAGCAAAACAGATATAAATGTAGAGGAGTTGGACATTCCTATATATACAATCTGGGAGAAAAACGGAGGAATTATGTACGAAGGTGATATTCCTGACCTTTCTCTTGCTTCGGCTAAACTTCTGTTAGGAGCAGAACAGAGTACAACTTTTGACAATGTAGTAGGTCTATCCGGACAAGCTTTCGTCAAAGAAGGAATGTTTTGGTTGAAGCCTAAAGTTGGTGGTAACGGTATTGTATTTACGAACGCATCACTTGTTGCTAACATAACAGGTAATACGACTAAAACTGAAACTCTTAACATCCATATCCAAGTATCGGCAAATGCAGGTGGGGGTACTGGCTTCGAAGAAAAAGCTGTTCTGATGATCGGCAAGTAATAGACTTTCAAGTAATAAACCTAAACAGGGGGTGGGACATACTCCCGCTCCCTGTTTCCTTTTTTAATAAAATATATGCAAGAATCTACAATAGATAGTCAACATGAGCAGGGAGCTCTTCTGTTGAACAAAGCCATAGGTTTGAAAATAGGCAAATATACCTACCGATTCAAACCAATGAAAAAGTATACCAATTGGCGTATTTCCTTTCATCTGGTGTCTCAAAAAAGAGCTAATCCTAATTTAGCTGCTACTGTTGGAGCTATGAGATTCTATCAGAAAGAACAAGCCAAAGTATTATCCCTTGGGCTATTAAATAATTATTGGCTGATACTCTTTTTTCACTGGATACATTGGCGAATATTATTTCATCGCTTGTCGGAAGAAGAATACTCACAACTATTGTCAGCAGTTATTGATCGAATGGATGCAGGTTTTTTTTTGCTCAATATCGAGACAGCAGAGAGGATAAACTCATTGATGAGAAAGCAGACTCCGGAGGAAGTTTCAACTTCCCCAGCAGAACCGAAGCCGGATTAATGGCTTCCTTCATGGAAAAGTACCATGTTTCAAGAAAAGATTATATGAATATGCCTTGTGCTCTGATTTCTTTAATGATGTTGGATGCTCCAAAAGTATTATATGGTAAGAAATTGACCGACCACACAAAAGAAGAAATAGAAGAAGTCGCAATTCAAAACAGGGATAATCAGCCTACAGCTATGTCAATGGCACAAATATTAAATAAGGATGGCCACAAATAACGATTTAGGATCTTTATCCTACTCACTAAATATAGACATATCTCAACTTCCGGATACAATTAGGAACGTTGAGAAACAGCTATCTGGTATAAGCACTGTAGCTGATATATCTACTCGTGTAGATTCCAACCAACTGATTGGAGCAATAAAACAGGCTTTGATGGCAGAGGATTTCAAACTGAAGGTGACTTTGGACGATAGTTTCAAAAATACCATCAGTAACGCTGCATCCTTACTTAGTAATGCTACAAATGGAAGTGGGGGGACTAACACTACTGCCCAATTAGGATACATAGATACCCTTATCCAAAAACTAAAAGAACTTGAAACACAATATAAGAATTTACCTAAAGGAGCTGATACTTCCAGATTAGTTCAGGAGTTTTCATCGGTACAGTCTGAACTAAATAAGGCTGGTAAAAATTTGTCTTCCGTATTTAATAAATCTTGGGCTGATATAAACAAGATGGCCGAAAGCACTATTGGCGATCTCAAATCCAAAATAAAATCACTAGAGCAATATAAACTAAATATTCCCTTAAGCAATCCGGCAGAAATAACGAGGGTGAGTGACCTTATAAATAAATTGAAAGGTGACATATCCTCTCTATTTCAAACTCAACAAGTAAATCCTTTTCAACTACCCGAGAATTCAATTAAAGAAATAGAGGCTAAAATAAAAGCCCTTAGAGAAGTAAAGGATTTTGCCCCAATCAACTCGCAATCGTTTATAGATGCTGAAAAAGCAATAACCGGATTGCGAGATAAGCTTGCTTCTATCGGTCAGCTTAATCTACAACAAGCCTTCTCTTTACCCGAGCAATCTATTGAGGAAATCAAAAGAAAGCTGAGAGAGATTGAGGCTTTGAAAATAAAAGCTCCTATTAGTTCTTCCGATTTCAGTGACGCAACGAAAGAAATTGAGCGTCTTAAGAAGCTGCTTTCCGACATAAATAATCCACCTAAAGTCAACCGTTCATTCGCTGAAGTTATGGGTATGGGTACAAATACCCTTAACCAAATAACGGAAAAATTGAATGAAATACGCAGATTAAGAGGTGAAATAAATGTCAATAATCCAAACGGAATTTCGCAACTCAATTCGCTTAATAAAGCCGAAGCCGATCTGTTAAGGCTTCAGCAACAAAGATTAGGTGTCAATAAACAGATAAATGAGACTTACGCATCTCAAGCTAGTCTTGTAGACAATCTGACTTCTAAAGCTCTGGCATATTTCAGTCTTGAAAAAATGCAACAGTTCGCGAACAAACTGATTGAAATACGCGGAGAGTTTGAAAAACAGCAAGTAGCCTTACAGGTTATACTTCAAAGTAAAGATCAAGCTGATAAATTGTTCTCTCAAGTCGTTGATTTAGGGTTGAAATCACCTTTCTCAATCATGCAGTTGAACTCTTACGTGAAGGGGTTGGCAGCCTATAGGATTGAGACAGATCAGCTATTTAATACAACAAAAAGGTTAGCAGACATATCTTCGGGACTAGGAGTAGATATGGGTAGACTTATATTAGCTTACGGACAGGTGAGAGCGGCTTCTGTACTTCGTGGTCAGGAGGTCCGTCAATTTACGGAAGCAGGGATTCCCTTGATAGAAGCTTTAGCAGATCAATTTACTAATTTGGAAGGGCGTGTTGTATCTACGAATGAGGTATTCGATAAGATTTCCAATAGGCTAGTTCCTTTCGAAATGGTACGCGATGTATTGTTCGAGATGACCGATGCCGGAGGTGTTTTCTTCAATATGCAGGAGAAGCAAGCCGAGACTTTAGGTGCAAAATGGAAGAACTTACAGGATGCTATTGATGTAATGTACAATAGCATCGGACAGGATAATGAAGGCTTCCTAAAAGGTATGGCTGAAGGTCTAACTACTATGACCGAAAACTGGAGAGCCATCCTTGGTATATTAGAAAGCCTAATAACAGCTTTTGGGGTTTACCGTCTCGGTATCATGGCTACTGGAGGAAGTATGGATGCCTTGATCGCTAAAACAATGCTTTGGCACAGAGGTAGCGATGCTGCGATGAAGAAATTCATTGCTTCCCAAACAGGTATTACTGGTGCTTTTACGAGGATGGGAATTGCGGCTAGAGGTTTTGGCGCACAACTCAAAAACTTATGGGCTACCAACGGTCCTATGTTATTAACAGCAGCAATAGTCGGTATTGGAATTGCTATATACAACACTTACAGAGAATCGCAACGGCTGAAAAAAGAATTAACAACGATTGCTGAAGGTGGAGTTAAGGAGATGGAATCTCTTATCAAAGCACATGATGAGCTGATTGAAAAGTTGGATAAAACAACAAAAGGGACTATCGAATATAAAGAAACGAAAGATAAACTTTTATCTCAATTCGGGGAGTACTACGATAAAATGCGTGTTGAAGCTGAAGGGTATACATACATAGCAGAACAAGCCCAGTATGCTGCGGCATCCATCCAAAAAAAGATGAAAATGTCGGCTATGGAAAAAGCTATGACAGCCATTGAAGATTCAAAAGGAAAAGATCGTAATGAAGCTTATGCTGTGCTACTATCTAAACTACCAAATCCAAAAACTCTTAACAGAGGAGTAAATCAGAAAGGCGGTATCGAAGAAGAGCATATTAAGAATTTGGCAGATCAAATAGCTAGTAGAGTTCAATCTTCGGCTGACTTTAATTTTTTGAAACATGGGTATAGTGATTTTAAAAAAGAGGTCCTTAAAGTAACAAACGAAGTATCACGAGAATACGGATTGTCAAAAGAACAGCAGGTTTATCTATCATGGAATGCAAAGGAGTTAACAGATTATGTTGTTGCCGTAAAACAATACAATACTGAGATGGAACGTGCATCTAAAGTTAATGATGCTGTGTTTGGTTCTTCCACGATGATGAAGTCTATACCAGGTGATGCGCGATCTCCTAAACAACTGTTAGACGATTTCAACGAAGCTGAGAAAAAGATTAAAAAAAATCTCGAAGACCGAGAGAACCAGATAAGAAATAGTGAGAAAAATGAAAATATAGCTGCTGAAAAAATAAACCAAGCTCGGGCAGATTCGTATAAAAAATTAAAAGCACTATCTAAGAATTATAATAATTATAAACTATCCGAATATGATGCTGAATTAAAACGGGTAGAGGTTACTTCGTCTAAAATAAGAGATGCGGTAAAGAAAACATTGGGTTATGACAGCAAGTATTTCTCTCCTTTTAGTGCTTTCACGGATGCTAAGAGTATGCAGGATGCTTACAAGTCGCTCAAGGAAATTTTAGCGGACCCGACCAAAAGTGATGAAATTGTTAAGGATGCTAAAGACAGAGTTGAGGCTCTCAAAAAAGTAGCGGGGGAGCTAGGCGTGAACTTGGATCCTAAATCTTCCCAAAAAGCAGGAAAAGCAGGAAAAGCGGCAGAGGATGCCCGATTAGCCAAATACAAAGCTGAAATAGCGTTGGTAAAAGAAGCTAACGGTGCTTACAAGAAATATCTGGATGTGTTGGATGAGTCTAATGCTAAGGCTAAAGTCGAAGAAAACTTTGCCGCTCAATTCAAAGGTTTGGGTATCGATATAAAATATGCATCAAATGAATTAGCCTATTACCAATCTATATCGGACAAACTTTCAAAAGGAACTTCTAAGAAAGATGTTGCTTTATGGAACAGTGTCAATAAAGAAATTGGAGGTACTCAATCGGAAGAAGAAATAGAGGCGCTCAAAAAACAATGGCAAGACCTAAATGATCTTTTCGATCTCAAGAAAGAAGCTTATGCACTTCGCGATATGTATATGCAGAAAGGTGTAAGTAAAGAAGTTTCCGAATCGTTTGTAAAACAAATATATGGTGACATTCCTATTGAATTTGATAATTTTCAAGATGATGTTTCTGCTAAATTATCCGATGCTAGCAGCAATTGGGGTTCTGATGCTGGAAAAACTTTTAAAAAGAGATTTGGTCAGGAAGCTAAAAACTCATTCTTAGAGATGTTGGATAAATTCCAAACTACTCAACAAAAAATAGATGGTATAAACTATAAATACACTCAGATATTTAAGGATCTGGAAACCCAGAAAAGTAAAGTATCTGCGGAAGTGTATGCGGGTATGGTAGCCAATGCGGAAACAGCAAAAGCCGAAGAATTAGCGGCTGTTACTGCTACCGCCATTCAAATGACTGATGCATACCAAAGGATGTTTGGCAACATATCTGAAATGTCGGAAAAAGAGTTAAACTATCTCATTCAAAAATGGAAAACAGCCTTAGCGGAGGCTAAGCGAAATATGGATGGGACATTTTCTATACGCATTGACGGAAAAGAGTTTAAGACCACAGAACAACAAATAGCATCCTTCACCAAGAAAGTGTTGGCTAGTGAAAAAGAATTGCGCTCAAAGAATCCGTTTAAGATACTCATAGACAGCATAAAAGAACTTCAAGAAAACTCTCTCCTCAAAGGTAAACTGAATGACGAGTTATCGCTATTGAAAGCTGAAAGAGATAAAACAGATAACCCGGAAGATATAGATAAACTAAATTCAAAAATTGAGGAGACAGAAGATAAGCTGAAAAACTTAGATGCGCAGAATGCTACAACGTGGTCTAAAATGGCCGCAGGAATAGATAATGTGACTAAACAAGTTACTGATCTTGCTAATTCTTTTATCTCCCTTTTTGAAGCTCTCGGAGCAGATGAAGACACAACTGATACTCTTAATGACATTGTTGGTATTGTTGGTGGTTTAGGTGATACTGCATCAGGTGTAGCTCGAATAGCGTCAGGAGATATTATTGGAGGATTATCACAAGGCGTAAAGGGTATTGCTGGTGTTATCTCTTCCATTACATCTTTGAGTGACCGTAAGCATGAGAAACAAATACGCCGCTTACAAGAAGCCATTGATGCTTCTAAAATAGCATACGAACAACTAGGCAGAGCAGCCGCAAAAGCTCTCGGCAATGCCGAGTATGACACGAAAAAACTACAAATAGCTGAGCTAAAAAGGCAACAACAACTTATTCAAGGTCAGATAAAATCGGAGAAGGATAAAAAGAAAACCGACAAAAATAAAATCAAGAATTGGGAAGAAGAGTATCGCCAATTAGGTTATGAGATAGAGGATATTATAACAGAGATTACCGAAAGCCTCACTGGTAGTATCAAGGATATGGCTAATGAAATGACTAATGCGTTAGTCGAAGCCTTTGAAGCCGGAGATGATGCTCAAGAAGCTATGTTCAAATCCATAAAAAACAATCTCAAACAAACCATATCCAAACAGTTCCAGAAAACTGTTGTCGAGAGTGCACTTGCCCCTCTGTTCAAGAGAATGAATGAGATGTTGGGCATCGATGACCAGGGGAATGCTACTTACAAAAGATTTACTCCCGAACAGGTTAAGGAACTCATCGGTATGGCCGGAGATATATCCGAGGATGTGATGGATATCTTCAACTCAGGAGGATGGAAAGAGATATTCGATGCTCTTACCAACTCGGGAGAATTATCAGGCTTGTCGAAAGGAATACAGGGACTAACGGAAGATACGGCTCAGATTATCGAGGCTTACTTGAATACCATAAGAGATGTTACCATATCGATAATGATTAATAGTGAAAATCAATTGTCAGTATTGCAAGCCTCGCAACTAATACAGTCGCAAATACTAACGGAAGTTGCAACAATGAGTTCTGCCACTGTCTCTATGAACAACGCATTGAGGTCGGTCATAGCGCAGTCTAATGGAGATAATGGTGCCGGAATAAGAGTTTATATAAAATGAGGGTCACAGACCCTTTTGTTACCCATTTAACTATAAAACCAAAGAATGGAATTATCAGATTTATTATTAAATGAAGCTATAAATAAGGGACTTTGCAGACCTTGGCAGGAAAACTGGAAAGGTGACATGGACTCTCTTATGTCTATGTACAAGAGGGGTATAGATTTTTGTATCGAACATGATTATCCTTCGCTCGATATAATACGAAGGTATCTGAAAGGGAAAACTGAAGATTATAATATCTATGTCGATTCGGATTCGGAAGCAACTGTGTATGCCGATACTGTAGTCGTTCTCGGGGACAGTAAAATGAAAATATGGATTGCCGATTATGGAGTGGTGAGCCTATATCTTCTCCACAATTCAGAAGTATTGATATTTTGTGGCCCCCATTCTAAAATAAGCGTTGAAACATACAATGATTCTGTAGTAAAAGTGAGGAGGACAACAAATGTATCTGTTTACAGATACGATAATTCCATAGTCGAAGGTGATAACGTAAAAATATATAATCGTGAACGCAATGCAACGTAATTTTTTCATACAAAAAGCCAGTGACGAAGCGAAAGATATATTTGCCGAATGGGGAGTTGTTATAAACGCTACACGAGGACTGTTAGAGATACCCAATCCTAAAGAACCTTTTAGCCGTGATTGGGCTGAAAGTCAAGGCGTAGAATTATATATTCCTGATAAGGCCATATTCGCAGATAAAGAGGTGGAACTGGATGTAACCTATTATGGGGCTCATGGTAGAGACCAGTTCAACAAGTTTATAACATACCTTATTCAACCCGGTAAAAACCAATATACACAAGAGAACAGAGATGGCGTTTTTCAACTTTTCTCTCCTTACCGGAATACAGGGGCAAGGCTTACTTACAAAAGTATGTCGTTCTCGAAAGAAAAATATCGGGGATACTGTGTAAGCAAGGATCTGGTTCAGGCGACATTGAAATTCAGATGCCCGAATGGGTTATCTTTTGGAGCATCTACTTATGGAAGAGCATCTAATTCATTGACATTTGAAATAACAGAGGGTGAGAATATCGATGTTTTTTATTCTGATGGAACTCGGGATCTGGATAAAACCGAAACTTTTACGAAAGATAATATCCGATTCTGCATAATTAATCCGAGTAGTATTAACGCTATAAGGGTCACAGACCCATTTATTTAACTTAATTCACACAATCATGGAAACTTTTTATATACAACGTGGGGATGATGAGTCCATAAACATATATGACAAATACAAAGTAGATGTCAAGGATATAATATCACTGAAAAATCAGGAGGAGGTAGAGCTAGGTAACAGTACAGCTTTGTTCAATACTATAGTGGAAGTAGCTGTACACCCCAATCAGATGAACTTATTGTCGAATCTTACTTCATACATAAGTAACCGCACCAAAGGGCAGTATGACAAATCGGCAAGAGGTGAATCAAAGGATGGAGTTTTTCAATTAATAGATGTAGATAAGGCTAAAGGATATCGTCTGAGCTACATATCCATTAGGGATACCGGTAAAAAAGACGGTAAATGGAAACTACTGGAATTATTATTCCTGAATGAATTACCACAGTCTACCTTAGATGTATCTGATGGGTTATTCATTGGTAACTCGGCCAGTGATATCTATTTCTCAGATGGTACATTTCTAAAAGATATCCAAAATAGATATATCCCTAATACGAATGAATGGGCTTTGGTTGTTCAATCTGATGGAAGACCTTACGAAACCGGAACTCCTGTATTCGGAGGTAACAATTATGTCGAAAACTCACAAACAGTAGAAGTTCAGGAAGGGTTATACATATTACGATGTGAGATTTCCCATAACGGTCAAACATATCCTATCTCTAGCTATGATATGGGAAAAAGTTGGATTATGCTTAAGCCTTTACTTCAGGAGTTTATCAACCGCAAAGAAGCTATACTTAGATTTCCGGCGGATGTACCTGTTATGTACTATGCCAAAGAACTATTGCCTGAAATAGAACTTCCTGCGGGGTTCGGGATGTTGGAGTCAAAAGACCTTTTAGCTCTACAAGATATTTTAGAACAGGCAGATATGTGGAATGAGTTTTATAACAAAAATACTTTGTATGGTTTTGTAGAATACTTGGCTCTAAACACAAAAACTCCCCGATCTGCATTCTGGTGTAAAAACAAAAAGGGTGAAGTTACAGGATTCCAATTTATCCAAAAAGGATTCAGAATTATCGTAGAGCATATCCATGTAGAGGATTATACTTATTTACCGATAATCGGTATCTACAGAAACTAAGGTCAAAGACCTTTTTATTAGTCGTTTGAGAATTAAAAACAAACCATCATGTTGCTTAAAATATATAATCCATCAGGGAAACTCGTTACCGCAACTCAGGACTTCTCTTATTCAGGAGCTGCAATGGGCGAGAAGACCATATCTTCGACTTTACTTTCGGCACAGAAATTAAATCTTCCGCCGAATAGTTATGCAGAGTTCAGAGGAGAGAAGTATCTAGTTCGGAACGAACCGTCCATAAAACGAACATCGGCAACGGGTATAAGAGGTGATGCGTTTCAGACATCTATCGTTTTCACGTCCAAGCAATATGAACTTGTCGACTGCGACTTCATGGACTATGTGTTGAATGATGATATGTATTACACAGGTATGGATTCGTTTTCATTCTATGGAGATGTGTATGATTTGTGCCGACGTATACAGGCAAATCTGGATGGTCAGTATTCCGGAGCCGAAAGATGGGTAATACTTATGCCATGTAAAGGATATGACGACCCTCAACCTGTGACTAATATAGGCTGGGGCGACAGAATATTGGAAAGTGAGACTTTACAGATATCACCATCCAATGAGAATTGCTGGAATGCTTTGACTAGATCCAACAGCGACTTCGGTTTCTTTTTTTATTTGGATACTGCTAAGAAACTTATCTATGTAGGCGTAGAATACCCCGAATTCAGAGTAGAGAACGAGCTGATCACATTCGAATACGGAAAAGGTAATGGGTTATACGAAATACAAAGAGATGTAGAGGCAAATACCGTTATTACGAAATTACGCGTAAAAGGTAGTGACCGAAATATCGACCGGAATTATCTGAGAAACGAGTCATTTCCTCGATTCACGCAAAATTTGCAGCTACCTGTATTTAGAGACACCCGACATCAAGCCAGACCAACAGACTACTTGTTAGCTAATCAAAATCTGATAGACTATTTCGGTGTACGTCCGGGCAGTAAAACATTTGATGACATTTACCCATCTATCGAAGGTATGGTAGACGCTAATAACAATCCGATCGATACTATCGGGGGTGTAGAAGATATAGACGATACGATTAAGGAGAATGGGGATTTGGTACAATCCTACTTCTATGTGTACTTGTATGATCTGGGATTTGACATAAACGAATATCTCACATCAGAGGATGCGACCCTATCAATGAAAACCGGATATTGTGTTACCAATTTTAAGATAGTAGAAGCTTCTCCTTTGAGTTCTGCGGATCCGCATTATGCTGATGGTTGCCGATGGAAATTCAGATTAGAAAAAGATGTCACTTCATCCGCTAATTATATACTGCCTTCAGGCAATGTGAAACCCAAGAAAGGAGATAAGTTTGTTTTACTCTACATTCTTATGCCTGAGAGCTATGTAACTGGGGCCGAAGAAAGACTGGAAGAAGCGGCTCAGAAATATCTGGACGAGAACTCCCGCAGTAAAATATCCTATACAGTTAATCTGGATGAAATATATTTAGCAAATCGTCCGATTGTTGCCCGAGCCTTGAAAGAGGCTATAAGTATGCGAATCGTAGATAATGAGTTAGGTGATATGGAAGCGGACGATGGTAGTTTTTATACAGTCAAATCTGTTCAGAACCTTGTAATTACCTACAAAGCGGAACAACAGATCCCATCCTATCAGATAACGCTGGCGGAAAAAATAATATCGAATCCGATAAACCGTATTGAAAATGAAATAGGAAATATAGCCGAGAATGTTCAGAATAATGGTTCGCAGAATACAGTTAATCGCCGGAATGGTATTCGCAATAGTCGTAATCTCCGTGCTCTTCGGGATAAGATATTCGACACGGACGGCTACTTCGATCCGGAGAATATTCGTCCGAATAGTATTGAAACCGGGTACTTGGCAGTCGGAGCCAAAAGTCGGGATTTTACGACCAACAAAATAAGCATGAAGGCTTATAAAGAAGATGATGTATTTAAGGTGTCACTTTCTACAGGTTATATCAATCATCGTGCCCTTTGGTGGGGAGGTGGTGACGAAGCTCCCGCAGATGTCGATAAATTTACTTGGGGTATAAATGATGCTGCCAGTCAGGAATTATCTGAAAACGATAAAGATTATTATATCTATGTAAAAGCAGAACGGAGTACGGGGCTCGCTGAATGGTTCGTCTCAACCGACAAACTGCAATATGATTTTGACAAGGATTATTATTACTTGCTGTTAGGTGTTATCTATCCTGTTCAGGAAGACCGGAGAGATATATCTCTTGTAAATGGCATGGCTTATATATCAGGTGGAGCTATTTATGGAGATGTCATCAAATCGATCAACTATGTGGATGATGATTCTAATGAAGGTAGTATGTACGACTTGAACAATGGTAAAGTTCGGTTGGGAAATAAATTCAAAGGATTACTTATTGATATCGTAAATAAGGTATTTTTATTATTCGGAGTAACGTTAGAGTTTAAAAACGCTAATGATGAACTTGTCTCAAAAATTGATGGTGACACAGGAGCTGCCATGTTTGGGAAAGGGGCTAATACCTTTAGCGAGAACGGAGATGTATCGTTAAGCGGCGGTGTACATAAATTTAATGCTGATAAGTCTATGGATCTTGCAGGGGGTAATATCCTGTACGATTTATTAAATGGGTTGCGGCTAATGGGTAAATTTGAGAGTAATAAGGATGGTAACTGTATAGTTATTGATCCTGTTACTAGGTCTTTACGAATGTTGCATGGAGATTTAGTTATTTTTGAACTTGATTTCTTTGTTAATGACAGTTTTGCAGGACCACGTATGAAATTCTATTTGTACAATATGCAAACAGGAAAAATTCACACATCTGTATATATTGATGGGGGAGCAATAAAAATACAAAAATCTGATAATAAAGTATTTTTTATCGCAGATGCTTACCAATCTAAAATATGGATAGATGCGGAATCTCTTCCACAAGGCAGGGATAATGCTTATCCTAGAGAAGTATACATGGATGGTGAAACACTAAAAGTATTCCGATATACGGATTAAACTATCTATTATTTAGGCATATAAATCCACGATGTTTTGTCAACTGAAGCTACTGGGTATATATAATAGGAATCAGCATAGAACATATCTTTATTTTTATCTTTTGTGTATTTTTTAGATAAAGATGTAACAGTTTCACTATACCTATCTGTAGGTTGGTTTTCTATAACAACAGTAATTTCGGTTAGTTTATCGTTTGTAAACATATAATTTATGACATATTGCAAATTACCTTTTACTTCTTTGAAAGATGCTTCTGCTCCTTCGACAAGATCTCTTGTTTCGCTGGCTTTTACTTCTTGTTTACTTTTACCAAAAAGTAATAATGGTTCATTAAAAATAAGTTCTGCGTTTGGATTTATAGTTCCATTGTTCCCTCCATCATCAGTAATAGGGTCGTCACTAGAACAAGCTGTTAGTAGACAAATCGAAAACAGTATGTAAAATATCTTTCTCATCAGTATATAATTTTTTAGAACATTACAAATATATGAAAATAATCTATAACAAATTATTACCAACCAAAGGCTTTGTCGCCTTAAATTTATTCGGCGTAATATTTGCCCGAAAAGAGTATAAACCGATATCGGATAGAACAATCAACCATGAGTCCATTCATACAGCGCAGATGAGGGAAATGCTTTACTTGTTTTTCTATATCTGGTATGGCATTGAATGGGTTGTTCGGCTGCTACAATACAAAAATAAAAGGGATGCTTATCGTAATATTTCCTTCGAAAAGGAAGCCTATTTACATGATATGGATCCTGTATATTTAAAACACAGAAAACTTTATAATTGGTTCAGATTGGTTTAAGCAAAAACCGCTCCTATCTATCACAAATAAAGAAGCGGTCGATCGTGTTCTAAAAAAAATACTATGAAAACAAAATTTTCAAACTCATGGAATTACAAAAATAGTGGCAGCCTAACGATATCAAGCTTGCTTGAAATATCTGAGGCGCATCCTATTTTATACAAATATACAAATTAATTTGGTTTTAGTGTATAAAGCAACTAAATTTGTCTTTAACAATCAATCCTTTAAGTATGGGAAAAAATAATAACAAATCACTGAAAACCGGTAACTACGAATTCAGAGCCTATAATGAAAAAGTCGTAGTAGATGTAAAACGACCCAAGTATATCAAAAAAGGGGATGAGACCGTTCAGGATGGATTCTTACCTGTGCCTGTTTTTACGCTTGGGTACAGTTCGGAACAATTCGGGTATGGGCTTCTTCGTCATCTCATGGACCAGAAGGACGGGACTGCGTTGGAAAACTTCGGAGCAATATCGTTCGCCATGAATAGCTTGTTCGCTTCCAATGCCGAATTTCGTAACGAAGTGCAAAACCTGATAAATAAACACCTAAATCCTGATGGGCAAGAAGCAAACAACGGCTAAAAACCTAAAAGCAAATGCCGCTCGAACCAAAGACGATCTTATCTATGGTGCGTGTATGCTATTTCTGTTATATGGAAATAAACAAAGGGCTTGGCGCGAAACTGCCGGGTATATATCCGAAGCAGAAAACTCCAGTGCGGCACAACCTTTCTTTGCTTCCGAAAATGCCCAACGTAAACTGGCTCAGGCTCAAATAGAATTTGAGGAGTTGTTGGATAAACACCTGGCAGAATATGCCAAAAAGAAAGGATTGTTCTTCCCCTCCGAAGAAGCTGTCGGTGACGCTAATGCCCGAATGGAAGCAATACGTAAAAATCTGGAGGATGGTGTACGTACAAAAGAAGATGTACTCCTCGAACTAAACGACCTGATAACGACTACAAGTGACCCCTTTCTTAAGCGCGACTATTACAAAATGTATATTGATGCCACCAATATGAAAAAATCCGATGAGTCAAATGGCGCACAATCTTGCGTAGTCGTTCTCCCTGAAAAAAATAATATCAATCTATTGGGCTATGAGCTACACATATCTCCTGATAAAAAACAACGGTTTATGGAAGAAGTGAGGAAAGCCGGAATTGTGTTGGGTTAAAAATCTGTAGTAATTTCTTCGTCTTCACTTATAGCTGTCCCATCGGGACGAACAAATACCATCATCACTTCGACTCCATTTTCGAAATATAATCTTTTAAAATCGTCAATCGTTCGTGCGATACCTATCAAACAACTAAGATGTGGATTGTAGAAATTCACACTTCCGCCAGCATTGATAGACTTACTAAGCCTGTCTACAATTAGCTTTTGATATTCTTCTATATGCTTGTTAGGTATATCTAAAAAGGTCTTGTGGAGTCGTTGAACATCTTGAAGTTGCTGGGTCTTGTCCTCAGATTCTTCTATTATTTTACTGTTAGTTAGCCAATCGTTTATCTTCATGGTACTGCCTCCAATTTTCATCTGAAAGATATAAGTCCCTCTGAGATTGAACACCCTTTCTGTTGTAAAAACTCTATTTCTTCGCTGGATAGTTGGGTCGTATCCAAATCGGCAGATGCATAACCATCCTCAAATTCCAAAGGTTCGTTTGTATATTTACTAATAATTTCTAATACTTCAATCGTATCTCTTAACGTTTCTGGGTAATTCATAATACAACCTCCAATTCTTGTGATTAACTATTCAGGCTTAAATATATTCATTAATTCTGAAAGTACATATAAATCTTGTTTCTTACCAATGGATATAGCCTCATCAGAAGCGTTCATATCTGATAGAGTTACATACATTCTGGCATACGCCATACTTATCTCTGATAAACTTTGATAGAATTTATCTAAGCCGTCATATTGGTTTGATATCCAATTATTCAATTCTGCTATTTGAGCTTGACTTAAAGTTTTCATATATCGTAAATTTTAAATATTTCTTTCTTATAGATAATTTTGTAGAAAAATCATTACTGATTTCGCTCTACTAATCGCAATACACTACTGGCTATCCAAAGTTTACCTGTTGGCGTTCGCAATCCCTGATCGTTCAAACTATCGGCGATTTCTTGTCCTGTCATACCTAATTTTCGTAATCTGATTATTTCCGGAATAGCTTTTTTATTTGCCGGATCCTTCTGCGATTTTTGTTTGTTAGCCTCAGCTCCTTTTTTACGTCCTGCAAGCGTGAAATTACTGGACGTACCTTTACCTTTCTTGCCTATGGAACTACATATTGAGGAATATATTTTGTGCTGCTGTCTGTAATAACATAGATCCACTATAACTCTCTCGCTTAGAAGAGATACATCACAACAAACAATATTTTCAAAACCGATCTCTCTGCACACTCCTATTATTCCTTTGGGTGTGTCGCCCAAATGCTGCAATAGAGCTACCACTAATATTATTTTATTTTCGAGAGCATATTCCGCAGCTTGTTTTAGATTGGTTTTGCCGATATACTTTTCAATTATTTTTCCTTGGATACATTTTGAAACAAAACAGAAATCATATTCTACTTTTTTCTTTTGCTTATTAGGCGAGTAAAAAACATATTTTTTCATATCTATGCTCTATTTAATAGTCTGCCGACAGAACTGGGAATCCAAGGGCAACCTTTGGGTGTTCTGAATTCATTTTTATTTAGTTCGTCTGCAATTTCTTGTAGTGTGAGTCCATTTTTTCGTAATACTAACGCAAATGCAGCAGCTTTTTTATTTGCGGGGTGATTAATAGATTTTAAGCGGTTAGCCATAGCTCCTTTCTTTTGAACGTCATGGGTTAAAGCCTCCTCCCATCTAGGATTCCCTAATTTTACTCCATTCGATTTTTTTATATCTAACGCAGATCTGGTGCGTTGACTGGTGCGTTTCCTTTCATCTTGTGCGAGAATAGCCATTATTCCAATAGTCATAGAATTGGCGTCAGGCATATCACAGCAAACAAAATTTACTTTTGAATCTTGTAGTGTGAGAATGAAAGGAGCATTACGACTTAGTCGGTCTAATTTAGCAATCAAAAGTATTGCATTTTGTTTTTCACAGTCATCAATAGCCCGGATGAGGTTTGGACGGTCATTCTTTTTCCCGCTTTCAATATCTTGGTACTCAGTGACTAATTCCCCTCCGTGTATGGACAAGAATGTACCGACATCTTTTCGTTGTGCATTAAGACCAAGCCCCGATATACCTTGTCTTTGTGTTGATACACGATAATATGCTACATACTTCTTTTCCATATTGATTTATTTAAAAATTGGGTGATATTTTAAAAAAGTTCACGTTTCTTTTTGTTCAGTAAGTATATTATATTCTTAGGGTAGATAAATATTCAATTATATTTTGTCCACTATATTCAAACGCCATGAAGTCTTTTAACATATACGTGTTGTTTTTAAAAATCTCTTTACTTATAATATTTCCGTTATCGTCAAAAAAATGTGGTTGCCTTGCCCGTACATCCACCCATTGCCACATATATAGTCGAAAAACATATCCCATTGTATAATTACAGCATGACAATATACGCCGTTTGGGTAACTTCTTATTTTCTCATCAAAAGAAATACTGAATTTTTCAGAGGCATTATTCCTTTTAAAAATTAGAATAGCTTCATTTACTATTTTTGAAATTGTTATTGTCATAGCTTATTTAGGATTGAAAGGTTTGAAAATCTCTTTAAAGAATGAAAGGATCATTCCAATGACTATAATTATTAGTATAAACATGATTATTTTATTTTACAAGTTGATAACTGTATCTGTGAAGATTACGTTTGCTTAATAGCAAATACGCATTGCGAGTGTCTTTTTCTGTATCAAAATTAAGTACATCACAAAAATCCGTTTCATAGTTATTCAAAATTTATAGATTAGGCAGTAAACAAAATAGCATACTGCCTAATTCTGTGGTTATTAGAAAAGCAATACATCGTTATGTAAGTCAATAAACATCTCCGCAAATTGTTTTGCCCGTTCGGGGGTTTTAAAGCAAAGGTGGGAGCCGCCACCAGTGCAGGCATTCGAGTAATAGTACGTCGAATCGTTGAAACGGAAACCTTCTTTGTATTTCCAAAACCATGCATAATATTTTCTTTGGCTGTCGTTATCGTAGTCTGGGATAAAATTATCTTCTTTGTTCCATGCTTCGGCGATAACCCATAATCTATAGTTGCTTACTAATGCTTTTGCGTGTGTAGCCGGCAACATTGATACATCTGGTAAATTCGGCGCAATTTCTAAGTATTTACAGCAATTTTCGAATGTGCTTAAATCAATCTTTTTCATATTTTCTTTAGTTATTTGGTTTATATATTTTTCGGGGATTATGCTCATATCAGAACCGAACAGGTTGTTCCACTCAGTATAGGAGCTATTCAGATCGGAAGCAATACTTTGCATATCACTATCACTTAGTTGCATGACTATATCTTCGTCATACCCATAGTCAATAAGAGTTTGACGTGATATAGTGTGTATCTCAAATTGTTTGTTTAATCTGTCCATATTATTAATCTTTTAAACGTTGTTTATAAGTCTCTTAAATACTGCGTATTCTGTTTTATCCAGCGACATAAGGAAGCGCGCGCCATCAGCATATTCCTGTAGATCATCATCCCAACTCATGCACTCTTCAACTTTGTTCAAGATGGTAGTTAGTATAGAGTATTGAGCAGGAGTTAATTCCAATTTTATCTTTTCATAACTATTCAATTTTTAGATGTGTACAGAGAATAAATATAACCTTTGCCGCCTCTGTAGGCTATTCCGTTTTTAAGGTTTTTCATATTTTCGTTAGTGGATTCGGTTTTGTTATAATACAGGTCGAAAGAGTCGGATCCATTTTCATCTACAGAATAAAATTCTGTAAGGCGTTTAATTATTTCGGTTTCATCAACTTGATAACTACCATCTAAATAAATAACAGTTTGGCGGGTGTGTTCTGGATTTTGTATATCTATAAACAAAACCGTTTCGCTGTTGATCCTTAATTCATCCGGATCCCCTTCAAACCATGCTAACACGTCATCGATTTCGCATATCTCCATTGTTTCACGAACTAAATCGTTTTCGTATGCATTTTCCCAATTTATAATAGCTGTTTTCATTGTTCTAATCTTTGATAGGTTATTAACTAGCAAACTTTAATTTGCTTGATTCGATAAAGAAGTCTTCACCTTCGGTATATGATTTTATAAGCTTTTCGGCTTCGTCTTGTTTTTCTGTGGGTACTGGCTTTGTGCTGTTTTTATAATATCCGTAATCGGCTACACTATGCCCTTCAGACTGACAAAAACAAACTAACTGCTTTCTGTCATCGTAATAAAACAGAAGTACCTCGTTATATTTAGGACAATAACGAGGTACAATATATAATTTTGTTGTCATGGTATTTTAATTAAAATAGTAGTGATTTTTTAAATATAAGTGCGCTTCTGTATCCATCTCAGACCATTTCAATAGCTGTGCTTTTGCAATTCGTTTGAAGGTAAGTTTTTGAGGGTCGAATTCTTTTATAAATTCTATTCCCTTTTCGTTACTATGCTTTTTCAATACAGTCGCAAGCTGGTCAACTGTGCAAATGAATAGAGATTCATTATAACTAGCCCACATAAATTTAACAGCTATTATTATGCGACATCCATTAATAATGCCACTCATATAATCATTATTTGCTTTCATAATGTTAAAGGCTGGAACGTCTTGAATCATTAATAAATTTAGTTTCTGTCAATAATTCTAGTTGACTAATAGCTTCCTTCGCTTCCTTTCTCCATCTGTCAACAATACCAAAATGTTGTAAAGCTTCACCAAAATATACCTTGTTGAATTGGGTTTCTATCAATCCATTGTTTTTTTGTGCAATATAGCCTTGTATATTATCATATTCCTCGTCTGTTATTCTAAGATATTCAAGTGCAGTTTTTCTGTCTTGCGTAAACCAATAATACCCATTTTCTGTTGCATACATTGGTGCACCCGAATAATCTGAAAGATGCAAGTCAACAAATATTTTAAATTTAGGGAAATACTTCAATATCTCATCATGGCAGCAACCCCCGCAGCTATGATAATATTGTCCGTTTCCTTTTTTCTCATAAATATCAGCGGTTATTGCAAAATCTTGGTGTCCGTTTTTACATTCATCATTAAGTCTTATTTTTACAACTATCTTTTTACTTCCTACTATTTTAACAGTTGAGAATCTGAGATCATTAGATTGTTTCTTTGTATTTGTTGTCATATCTTTACACCTGTATAGGGCAGGATTTAATTTCCCCTATATGAATTGATTTAATTTTTAAATTGATTCGGTTTTTAACCGGTGTGCGTCTTTGGTCGGATTACACACCGGTTTATTTTTAGGTCCTTAAGGTTAACCAAATAACCAGAAGGAAAACACAGCCTTTTTAAGTCTTAGCTTCGCTTCTTTCTATTGTTCGCATCGTTCATTCGTCAACACCTAACTAAAGAAGACTTACAAACCAGAGTTAAAAGGCTGGGAGATTATTATAATCTATCTATAATGGTTATAATTAGAATTACACCAAAATAGACGAGAGCAGAAAAAGCAATATAAAATGTTGCTTTATCCAAAAACTTGACTATTTTTGCTTTCATACTTTTTAAGAGTATTAATAAAGCGGGGTTGTTAAGTTGTTCAGGCTCAAACCTCGCTTTGTTGTTAATAATTCAAGTTGATTATTACGTGTGTTTATTTCTATTCGGATAAGGATTGCGACCCTTGCAACACGTGTGCGTTATGCTATAACTCCGAAGTTGTTTAATATTATGGTTACTCTTTCCTGTCGTCCAGTTTCACCCGATCCCGTTAAACTCGGTTATCCATTTTTCAATACGTCAAAGGTCGCTAACCTGCATTAGGGTAAACGGTTCGATCCGTTTTCTCGGTTCTTATTTTAGGGAGACCGCTAAACCTTGTAACATCCAATAGTTAAGAGTTGATATATTAATTTTAACGTGTTTGGCAGGTAACACAGCCTGGCAGATTTTTAAACGTTATATGTATCTGCAAAACGGTTTTGGGTTTTATCATAACACCGTTGTGTTTCCCTTAACTTTCTAATACAAATATAGAACTTTAGTTTCGTTTATGCAAATAATAATAGAACTTTCTTTCTTGTTTAACTTTTATTAATAGAACTTTAGTTGTGTTTTCAGATATAAAGGTTTTCTTTTGTACAAAAAAGTATGGAAAGGAATATAAAAGATATAATCAAAGATATTTGTAAGCGAAAAGGAACTACTTTAAGGGCTTTAGCTGAGAGTATCGGGACTTCTGGCGATAGTTTAGGGACTACGCTCGCAAAGAATAATCCTACATTAGACACGCTTCGGAAAATATCTAAGGCTCTGGGTGTACCTATATCTGAAATAGTAGACGAGTCACAAAGGCCCCATGTTAATAACCTTTGCCCACATTGCGGAAAAGAAATACATATATCAGTATCATAGTTGTGGGACTTATGATAGTAGGTATTGTTGTGTTTTGGGATTCCTTAAAAAGATATTTAGATAATGAAAGAAACTAAAGTAAGTAATAGAAACATTATTATCCCTGGTATATTGTTACTAATAATTATAATTTTAGCAATTATACTAGGAATAATATCTAATCGCACGGAAGTAAGTACAGAAAATAACACTCCTATTGGAGTGGATTCTACCTATCAAAATAATAACGTTGAAACATCGCGCGGATATTCTACAGATCCTAACTACAAACCAACTGTCACGCCGGACGGTAAATACCACACAATAGACGGCAAAGCCAGACAAAGACAATACCAAGGAAGCAAAGAACAAAAAGAACATTTAGACGAGATGGATCGCAGAGGCTGGTAACTGTATCAGCGTGTTAACGCCTATAAAAGCTAACTACAATATAACAGAGAAAGATAATCACATTAAAACGCATCCGATTTCAAGATGTAATACACTGATAATAAACAGATTAAACCGAATGGTTAAAATCAACTCTTAAACGACCGTTTAAGAGTTGAAATATTAATAATGTTAACCTTGTAAAATATTGACTATCAGAATTTTATATTCATTGGTGGCTATTGCATACCCCGCCCCCGCTTTGTAGATTCGGAATACGCCCAACCCGATATCGCTTTTATTTTTTTTATTTTTTTCTGGATTTCTGATATTTATATTTAATATATTGAGTACCAGTTGTATATGTGTATTTTTAGCTTTTTATTCTTCTTATCCTATAATCTTATAAATGTAGAAACGCATTTTAAAGCCGAATAAGCCATTATTTTTATATCAGATGAAGTGATGGTCATCTAATGGTGTAAAGTTTAAAACTCAGTTGATATAATCACTAAATTGACTATGTTTTGACTATTAGTTATCCTGCTTTTATCTTAAAAGGATAAAATGCCTCCTGCTTTTTACCTTTCTATTATAAGAAGAATAGATATTCTTGTATATTTTTGATTATCAAGAGTAATTAAAATAAAAAGAGGTACGATTTGAACACTAAAAGATGTGCATTTCGTACCTCTTTTGTTGTTTTATTTATATCTTTGCTCACAATATGTCTAAATCCACTGAAATAGAGTCGAGAAATCCTTTTTTAGAAGGATTGTATTCCGTTAAGACTAAAAACAGGCAATCTGTTATAGCTAATGGCGGAGTCGTAGATGTTGTGGATACTAAGACAGGTGAAGTTCAAACAGGGTTCAATACGGTTAGCCGTATGAAATTGTTTGATGCAGAAGGTTTCATTAAACTGTATCCTGCCGGACTGATCGTGTTCGGTGATTTGTCTTCCCGAGCTCAGAAAGTATTGCTTTATTTTCTCTCTGAGCTGAAATATGAGGATACGGTTTATTTTGTACTGAACAAGTGCAAATCATACACCGGTTATACGGATAAAAGCCATATCTATAAAGCTATATCTGAACTTAAGGATAGAAAAGTTATAGCCTCGTCAGATAAACCCAAGTATTTCTTCATTAATCCTCTGATGTTTTATCGTGGGGATCGACTGAAGTTGATTCGGAATTAAACGTATTTGATATTTTTATTCTGCTTTTGCAGAATTAAATAATAAGAGTGGAATTTTCTAAAATGTTTCTGATTCTTCTGCCATTGTGCCATTATTCTGCTTTTCGCCAATAAAATTCCAATGTCTTTGGTGTAAAACCCTAATCTTTCAGCCTCATTGATTATAAAAACATGGCTTAAATATTGTTTCCCGCTACTTACTTTATCTTGACATTTGAATATCACAATACCTTTATTTCTGAGTATCCTGTAAAATTCTTTTAGGCTATCTATATAAAACTGATGTAACTCTTGTTCATTAGGAAATACCGAGAATCGTTTAGCTATTATGTTGGATGCATCATCTTTTTGTAAGGATTTACCCATAGTAGCCAAAAATGGAGGATCAAAAACAATAGTATCTACGCATTCATTATCTAAAGGTAAGTTTCGTGCATCTGATTGTATAACTCCTTCTACCTGAGGTGCAATGTCGAATTTCAACTTGGGCTCTTCTATTCCGGTTTTTCTATAAAAATTTCCAATACTGTAGGTAGGATCAACATCTACAAATCCTTTAGTAGAATGTATATCCAAAGCTGCTTTTATAGCCTCTCCGTCTGAGTTGAATATAGATTTAATCATTTTTTTTCTTGAATTATTAATAGCCAAATACTTTCTTGTGAACTGTGTGTACATTCCCTTGAACAGATTCTGTTCCTTTTTCAGCTCTTATGTTTTTACCAAGGTGGGTAATTATATAACCATTACGCACCAGATGATCGATCTTCCATTCGTTGTTCATCTTATCGTATGTTTTTGAAGTTTTTTTTGGGGGGGGGGGCACAGACCCTTTTATTTGAGTTTTATATTAAGTAATGTTGATCGTGAGAAGACCGAGTCTAAATGAAATCATTTGCTTTTTATATGTAAGTAGGAACCATCACTCTCTGGAGTCTTTGGCCAATCCCGATTTTTATTTATGATAAGTTTGTCCTCAATAGCTTTTTTAAGACTTAAGTAGTCTATTTTTTCTATGTCACATATACTGAACAGTAGTCCGAAACAATCGGCTATTTCGACTATATCTATCTTCCCTTTTTCTATGGATTCCTTCAATTCAGCAACCTCTTTACTTAAGTGGTTTACTTTTCCTACTGTAGTTTGATTAGGGAATTGCGTGGATGCCCATGATCCCCAAGTTTTAAATAATTTTTCCATTTTTAAATTCTGTTTTATTTTGTTCTGTTATATATTTTTTTGCTCTAGCATTGAGAGCTACCATTAAGTAATCCTGTGTTTGATCTTTGGATTGTAAGGATTTTAGAACATCTTCATCATAAGTTCCGGGTACTATCAAGTGATGGATTATCACTGTATTATTTTGCCCTTGACGATGAAGCCTCTTATTGGCTTGTTGGTACTCTTCGAGTGACCAAGGGATGCCGAACCATGCTACTATGCTTCCGCCATCCTGAAGGTTCAACCCATGCCCTGCGCTTTTGGAATGCGTCAGAAGAACAGGTATTTTACCATCGTTCCAGTCGTCTTCATCCTTGGCTGTTTTGAGTATTACAGGTTTATATGGTTTGAGCCGTTTCATAATCCGGTCTAAGTCACTCTGGAATTGGTAAAAGATAAGAACCGATTGGCCATTGGCTGTATCTATGATTTCTTCTAACCTATCCAATTTGGCTTCATGGACCACATGGTAATTCTTATTACTATATTTATTACAACCTTCGGGTCCGTTTTCTGAATAAAGAGCCCCATTAGCGTATTGCAAAAGTTTATTGGATAGAGCTGCCTTATTATCGGCGGTTATAACATCTCCATCGACAAAAGATAACACCTGTTCTTTTTCGAATTCCAAATAGGATTCCATTGTCTTGTCGTCAAGTGCTATTTCCTCCATACGTGAGAGAACCGGAGGTAATTCCAAGTAATCCTCCGTTTTCATAGAGATACAGATGTCACTTATTTTCTCATGTATAATTTCCTCGCTTCCTTTATTGAGCTTGTAGTTGAATACTACATGGCCATTAGATCTTCCGGGAGTAAAATATTTTGTCCTATATTGAGTAACATTCTTCTCCAATCTCTCTCCTTGGTCCAATAAATATACCTGACTCCATAAATCGATAAGTCCATTAGGGGCTGGTGTTCCTGTCAAGCCTACTACTCTGTCAATCTTGGGTCTAACCATTCGCAAAGCCTTAAAGCGTTGAGATTTTGGACTTTTGAAACTTGATAATTCATCGATAACCAACATCTCGAAAGGAAAATAGGATCCTCCGTAATAATTGACTAACCAGACAACATTTTCCCGATTTATGATGTATATGTCGGCATCTTGCTTTAAAGCTTCTTTTCGTTTTTTCTCGGGACCTAATACTTTGGATATAGTCAAATGCCTCAAATGTTCCCATTTGGTTATTTCTTTAGACCAGGTATTCTGCGCTACTTTAAGCGGAGCTATTATCAACACTTTCTTTACAGACAATAGTTCAAATATCAGTTCGTCAATGGCAGTAAGGGTAGATACTGTCTTACCAAGACCCATTTCGAGAAAGAGCCCTGATGCTGGATTGTCTATTATGTGTTGACGAGAATGATCCTGATATCCATGCATATCACTCTTTCTTAACATACCCAATCTGTTTTAAAAAGGTTTCAAGATCTCTTATAGTTTGGTCTAACGATTCCTGACTGTCGATAACACCAACGTTGAATCCCATGTCTTGTAGCAATTTGATTTTAACTTTCTGCATAAGTGAGGGTTCTTCTCCTGTCGTTTTAATCTCACGCCACCAAGTGAATCCTCCGGGTATTAGAATCTCCCTGTCCGGATAACCTGTGTCATAAAAAGAAGAAAACTTGATTGCTTTACAACCAAGTTTCTTACAGGCGGCAACGAGTTTTCGTTCTAGTAATTTTTCGTTCATAAAAGTTGATTAAGGTCGCAGACCTATTTATTATTTCAGCATGATATAACAGCAACCAAAAGCTACCTTTCGACAGCCGGACGATGCGCATTCACTTCTGTTATTTTGAGGGTTACTCGCGCGTACGCGCGTAGGGTGTATGCAATTAGGCAGCGATATACCAATATATAATACCTAATAAATATTACTATTAATATAAATATGTAACTTTGTAACTTTTATACTCCAAATTGTTTGTAATAAACACTTTGGAGAGTTACAAAACAGGTTACATTTATATAATTTATAGTAACTCTGTAATTAAAAAGGTTACAATTTCTTTAAAAATGTAGCTGATGTGTACCTTATTTTATTCGGTAAAAGCCCCTGACAGATTTGCCTTCGACCTTAATTACTTTTTCCTCCCAACCTTCAATTTTACGCATCGCATTTCGTATACGTTTTGCATCAGACGAAGCTATTTTTATGTCGCCATTGAAACGCTCACACCAAATATCAAGAACGGAGAACTTGTCTCTTTTTACTTCCCCTTTCGGTGCAAGTTCATCTCCGTTCAGGAATAGCTTACGAGAGCCGAGATCCATCTCCTTCCAGTTTTCGGGCCACTCTATGTCGAGGTATTCTCTTATAAGTTCTTCCCATTCATCAATACTTCGGTAATCGTCCTGCATTCTACGAGCCATAGCTTCCGTATTTTTGTCGAGGAATAAGGATTCTCCATTTTTATAGATTTGTACGGCTTCTGCCCAAATCTGGTCTACTTCGTCTTCCAATCGTCTAAAATCTTTTGTTGGCTCCTGAACATACGTCCTTATAGGCCAGAAACGTCTGTTGCCACTCGGATCATTCAGGAAGTTATAATCATTAGATGTTCCGAAGAATACACACTGACGAGGGAAATAGCCCTTTTCTTCTTTAAAGGCTAACCGACATTCGTCCTGTCGGGAGCTGATGAAGGATTTTACCTTTTCCGCATCTTTACCTCTGAATCCGGCAAGCTCCTGAATCTCTTTGATCCATACACCGAGAACCTGTTCAACATCTTGGTTTGTTCCTTTCAGGTCAAAGTTGTCGGAGAACCACCCTTTGTCGGATTTACCTAGTTTCTGAAGTGTGACGCTTTTCCCGACACCCTGCTCTCCGACAAGGACTGACACATAATCGAATTTTACACCCGGTTCGAAAATTCTAGCTACCGCAGCAACCAGACTTTTAAGCGTGACCGCTCTGGTATATGGTGTATCTGCCGCACCCAGATTATCAATAAATACGGTTTCTACTCTTTTGACTCCATCCCATTTCAGACTATTCAGATAATCACGTACCGGATGGTATCTGTGCATATCGAATGTGTTGAGTTTAGCTATTTTGAGCTTTGATTCGTGGGAGATATCGAAATTACGTTCGAACCATTCGCTTAAGTGCCCATTATCGAAGTTGTTCCAGATATTCATACTCTTATCGACTCTACGCCAAGGAAGATTGCCCATAACATCATTGGTATTCCTAAATTCGTTATATGCAAATTTTCCTTTAAATGCTTTGTGGTTTTCGAATATCAACCGGCAGTTGGTTATTGATGCTTTAGTAACACCTTTGGAGTCCACATCCAGTTTTTCTAGCCAAGTATCGTCTTCTACTTCAACAACATCTTCTTCCGTAAAATCTTCAAAATCTTCTTTTGCGGATTCCAGTCTTTCTTCGGCAATGGTTTTCCGAACTTCTCCATCTTTTGTTGCAAATTCCTGCATAGCGATATAAGATGGAAGTTTATTAGCCGGAGTATTTTCTTTACTATCAGTGTCTTTTATTCCAAATTTATGTACACGAACCAAATCGAAGGCATTACACAGCTTACCACTCGCAGGATCGGTCCCATGATGGGAAAAGGCAAAGAGATCATCGTAAACCACTAACCCCGCAGCCGTACTTCCATGCTTATAGGTAAATCTGTTCTCTACATCGCAAGCTTCGTATTCTTCAGCTAAGAATTTATCAATGGCTTCACTAATAGAGTAAGTGCGACAGAAAGCTCCCACGATCCCTTTTTTCTCGGTTGGTATTTCCTGTTTTTTGATTTCGGAATGCACGGCTTTATCTACTCTTTCGCTGATAGGCCAGCTACTAGCATCCGTCCAATCGGTATATGAATTTAGAATATCGTCTGCCGACATCCATTCTCCATCCGAATATTCGAAGATGTAATCTCCATCTTTTGGCGAACTCGGCCAATACATTAACCGGCAAACATCGAAGGTTGTATCATCGAAAGCGTTGATATCGTACTCATTAGCAATATAACGAGCGATTGGTTCGTATTCTTCACGCGAAACCTCTCTATCTAAAGGTACAATCAGACGCAGACGCGGTTTATCCGGAGAATGTTTATGAGTTGAATAGATAGCTCCGGCGAATCCCATTAATTTGAAATCAGCCCAAATATCCATTGTTCCGAAATCAATATCCAACGTAACGAGTTGTCGGTGAGAGACGTTTTCTATCTTACGTCTACCTCCGGCAATGAATCCGCCAACAAAACCTCCAATATCTTTTATATCGGATTGCATGGTTTTATTCATCCCCAGATATTGAGAAAACGTTTCATGTGTTCGATGGGTATCTTTAATCCGGTTCAAGAAAGCAGACCAATCAACTGTCTTATTTTTCCAATTGACTTCTTTACGGCTTCTTCCTATGGCGATATCTAATTCACCATCATATTTTATTTGTAGTTTATCACTCATATTTATTAATCTATAAATCCTTTTACGGTGAGAGATTCAGGGTCACAGAGTAATTTCAGATCTTTATTATTCTCATACTTTACGTAAATAGGTTGTTTACCGTTGATCAATTCGTCTTTATGGTAGGTTCGTCCCGATAAACCAGATTTGGTTAATACCAGATATCCCGAATTTTGATGTTTCATTATTCAAACAATTTTAAAGTTCTTTCAAAATCAGCTATGGTCTTAAAAATCATATAGGGTATTTGAGGAACAACGGCATTACCAAACGACTTTACAGATTCTTGCCTCCATTTATTCCACGGTTGCCAAGGGTTTCGGGGTTTTCGTCCATCAAGAAGGGCGTTAGTGTCCATCCTACCGGAAAGCCCATCATCTCTGCTACAAACAGGGGGTTGAGTTGGAAAGTTTTTCCAATTATTTTTCCATATTCCGGGCGTTTGGAACTGTGATACTTCGCTTGGATGAAATCTGGATATGTTGCCATTGAGTTGGTCGGGGTCGGAAGTAGGCTCAACGTTGCAAGATCGTGAAGCTCTACAGTCCAACCTTGGTTCAACTTTTGTAGTATACTCGGGGTAATCGATGTTCTCCCGTTTCGATGATTGTTCGCAAGCGGTGTTGGGAGTAATTTCATATTGTATAATATCTCCGGGAGTCCTTGTTGCTTGCTGTTCGGCCCTCTGCGTTTGAAATCCTGCGCTGTAGGTGTTGGAAGCAATACCTTGCTCAAAGCGGTTTCTGAATTGTTGTTTTTGTCTTTTAGCCTGTTCGGATGTATTCCCCCAGTCATCGTTGTTCGAACAGTAGGCAATAATCCAGATACGGTATCTTTGGTGCGGAGCGTTGACACCGCAAGCTGGCAGTAAGAACGGCCAGACTTCGTAATCCTCATTTTCCAAATCAGTGCACACCGTGTCGAGAACCAACCCTCCATTCCAACTAAGTAATCCACGAACATTTTCCGCAATGACCCATCGGGGGCGAATTTCTCTAATTGCTCTGAACATTTCAGGCCAAAGGTATCGGGAATCGTCTGTTCCATTGCGTAATCCTGCTGATGAGAATGGTTGACAGGGGAATCCACCGGTAAGTATGTCCACCCCCCCCTTGTGTGGGGTGAAGTCTGTTTCTTTAATGTTACCATAAGATATAGAGTTTGGAAAATGATATTTTAATATTTTATTGCAGAAAGGATCTACTTCGGAGTGGAACACATTATGCCATCCCATCCATTCAGCTGCAAGATCAAAACCACCTATACCGCTAAAAAGAGATGCATGATTCATATTTTCTTATCCGTTATATGTTTTATTAATCTATCCCGACCATCGGTAAAATAATCGGAGTCTTTTTCTATAATTACGACCTCATATCCTAAGTCGAAACAGGCAATTGCCAGACTCATGCTTCCTCCGTGAGTGTCTAATATTTTCCATCCGGGTTTGGCGTAGTCTAGCAATAAGCGTTTATATAGAAGCACTGGTTTTTGTGTAGGGTGAATCCGTTTTTCATTCAACTTCTTATTCCCTTGTTGTATTGTTGGTTCTTCTAAGCTTTTTGCTTGCCTGAATCCGCTCCATAGTAGTTTTATATCAATCTCAGAATCCAGTAAGCTACAATAGGCTCTTTCAAAACCTTTAAAACTTAATTTCTCGGGAACGCATTTATCCCATTTAATTCTTCCATTTCCAATGTTGGGAATATTCAGATAATCAATGCCCCATATAATCTGATGTACTGACACATCGAATAGTTTCTCAAAATAAGAAAGACCAGGAGTTTTTAGGTCCCAGTCTTTCTGCTTGTATTCTGATTTTCTTACATTGAGTGATTTGCCATTTTTCTGCTTTACAGGCATCACCGTTCTCTTTGTAAACGGCATTTTGGTAACATCCAACCCATAATCTACATCCGGTATTGCCAGATCAAATTGAAAAGGATAAAAAGTATCCATAATTTCATAACAATCGCCTTCTATAAGTGTTACGCATCCGAATGTCTCAGCTTTGAAATTAGATATCATCGGTTTCGTAACTCGATGATAGACATTACAGCATAATTGGCGATATCCATAAGAGTATCTTCAACACTTTCGGTATTTACCTGTGCCGATTGTTTTCGGATAGTTAGGGATTTCAGACGATTTAACTTGTCTTCTAAGCGAATACAAGGCATCGCTTCACCATACTCTTTGAAAGATTTTCCAAAGCTGTCTCCATAATCGGCATTCTTGCGTTCGTACAAATCCGACATTTCAGATGTTATGCCTTTAAATTGATCTATTTTAGGTGATTGATTTTTCATAATTCTTTTAATGTTGCTTGATTAATGTTTAGTTTTTAGGGTATAAAATACAGCCTTCAAGCCCACAATTCTCTAAGTATTTTACGTTTTCTTGACCATACGCTATTAAAATAGATCCAGCACCAGGGCTGTTTCCCATAGAACCGTCCGGTTTTATGAATTTTATTCGTTTACTCAGAAATAATATTGCATCAGCTCTTTTTAAGACATACTCTTGGCACCATTTGGAATCTGTACGATTATATACTAAAGCAATTCCATTCCCATGCTCAGATAATTTTTGCATAAATTGCCCAATCAAAGGATTCTCGTAAGGAGGATTAAGGAATATACGACCATGCCATGATTGGGTAAGACCATTGTCTCTTTTAGTATAGTATTTACAAGCTGTTTCTGTGATTATATTCTCTGGGGATGCAGGATCAAGATCAAAGGACCACCACCCACCTAAAGCTTCTATTATGTAGGGAGGAGTGTACCATTCGACAGTGCTTTTCTCTCCGTTTCTTTCAAAAGTTGAATTCATTATTATTGTTTAATCTCTTTTTTTTCTCTAAATACACATCCATGTCGTCAAGTCCACAAAACCCATTGCATTCTACTAATGGTTCAGGCTCTCGACCTTTGAACATTGATATATCTTTTACTTCCGGATAGTCCGGGTGTGGTAATAAGAACACAGGAACATATCCACCTTTCTTCTTAGCTTCATTGCTCTGGTCTTTACAAATGGTAACCGGTTCGCCTTTGAGATTCGTAAGTTCATGTTCTCTCATTGCCATCTTATAGAACTTATTGTATTCTTCTCTTTTTCTTTTTTGCCAATAACCAATTCCACCACGAGTACAACCTGTTTTATCACAGTTATTATTTTCATAGCCTTTTATATAGGGCTCCGGTACTTTAATTCCAGCGTTATCTAATATTTTAATACAATCTTTTTTGAAGTATCCATACAACAACAATGGATAAATAGCGTTAAGTTTAGGATTATTTAAAGTCATGGGAACGGCTCTTTTTATTGCTTCTTTCATATCGTACCCGAACACTTGATGTGCCCAAGTATTTTCTTTTTCCCATTGTTCTCTAACTTCCCTCTTTAACTTGGTTGAGCAAATTGCGCCTCCAGCAACACTGAGTGAAAGATATTTATACCAGACTTCCTCAATTGAGTTAAATTCTTTGCTCGATATAATTTCGATTTTAATGCCATACCATTTTTCACAATCTTTCAAAAAGCGGTATGTATCGTCATCCTCGTTCCTTGTATCTTGAAAGATTACTCTGACTCTATTAGCTCCGAAAAGATCAATCGCTAGTTTACAAGCGACAGCAGAGCTAGCACCACCAGACCACCATGCAATAATATCTTTATCCATTATTAATCTTTTTTGTAGAAGTCGGTAACGTAGCCTTCTGCGTTTAGGGGCAGATCTGGAGCCCACGGCATTGGACGACTCATTATTTCACACATTTCTCCTATGCTTCCAAAGCCTTCAATTATGTCTCCGATACCTTCGTCATGTACATGAAAAACAAGCGGATAGTTGGCTTCTTCCAGCCTGAGCATAGATTCGCATAAGCAGTCTCTCGCAATAGCCTGAGTAATGTTTTCGACAAATTTTCCTCCGTAAGAATCAATATCACCCCACTTGTTTTTATCATCGAGACCTTTGTACTGTATTGATTCTTTTGTTCCGAAAGCTGTCTGTTTTTGAATAACTCTGGGTTGTGGATATGCTAGAGAACGGCCTGATGGTAGTTTAGCGAATAGTATCCCTTTGCGCATATAAAAGGTTACTCCGTTAACTGTGTTAGGTTTACCTTCTTTTATTGTTAATATTACGGCCTTTTCTACGGTATACCAAAGTTGAACTATATTCTTATTGGATTTTCGCCAAGCTTTTACTATTCCCGGCATCTCTTCTTCTATCAGTTCCTTTTTGATATCCATAGCTTTTAAGGCTCCCACAGCACCTTGATAGCCAAGTGCTAGTTCTGCAACCTTTCCTCTACCCCTGAGATCTTTTGTTACTTTTTCCAGTGGTACACCAAACATAGCAGATGCAGATGCTTCGTATATCATTCCATGAGTTTTGAATACGTCCAATCTCCATCTTTCTTTCGCCCACCAAGCTAACACACGTGCTTCGATGGCACTAAAGTCAGCTACATATAGTCTATGACCATTAGAAGCTATGAAAGCAGTACGTATTAGCTGAGATAGCACATCGGAAATATTACCAAACGTTAGTTTAAGTATATCATATTCTTTATTATACACCAATTCACGGGCTAACTCTAAATCCTTTAGTAGATTTCGAACTAGATTCTGGAGCTGTACTATACGCCCTGCAAACCGTCCAGTTCTATTGGCTCCATAGAATTGCGTAAGACCTCTTATCCTGCCGTCTTTGCACACTGAATTTAGCATGGCTATGTATTTCTTGATAGAGGTTTTGGATAGTTGTTGCCGAAGTTCTAACAAGCGTTTGACTTTTTTATCATCAGCTCGATCAATCATATCAGGTATATCATTTTTCTTCAAAGATGTTATCTCCTCTGACATCTCTTCTGATAACCATGATTTAAGTTGGGCAGCACTATTGGGGTTATCCAGACCCGTTATATCTTTTGCTTCAGCTAATAATTCATCGGTACAAATATCATTGATGTATAGAGCTGATTCGACAAATGATAGGTCTAATGCGACTCCTCTTTTATTGATTTTCTGGTCTAAATACCATAATTGTCTTTCTTTTTCCGGTATGTCGAAAAATGCTATTTTCCGTCTTATGGCACGTTCTACCTCTACGTCCATACCATTGTACTCCTTATATAGATTCCATTTGTCTACGTCATGGTGGGGTAGATTACGAGTTCTTCCCTGATTTACTTTTGTAGGCTTACAGGGAACTGAAAAATAACGGATCAAAGCTTTACCAGCTTTCATTTTCTCTTCGGGCAACTGTAATACTTTGGATGCCATATCTAAGGAAAGAGGTAAACCGAGCATAGCCGATTTGACCATAGAGCATTCCCACTGAGTAACATCAAGATCCAAGTTGAAGTAAGAGGATATACAAGTTATTTCGAATGCTGCATTCCATGCTGTCTTGAGAATAGTTGAGTCCATTAAGGCTTCTAATATTCCATCCGGCAACTCTTCTTCTTGTGCAAGGTCAATAACTGCTACAGGGTCATCATCATAAGCAAATCCGAATAAGAGAATAGCAAAATCGGGAGCTTCAGCATATCTGTAAACTCCCGATTTCGTTAAATCCTCCGAACTATATGTCTCTATATCTATTGATAATGTTCTCATGGTAGTATAATGGGATTTAGTACAATAAGATGTGTAGGAGGAACAACAGCCGATATTTTGTCAGTGCCCTCCATGTATATTATTGAGTTTCCATTGTCTTGGATAACAACTCTACCATAAGGAACTTCTATTCTAAAATCGTTGGGGGCTATTATTAGCCAAAATTGTTTTATTTCCATAGATCATTTGTTTAGAGGTTGTACTTTCCACCAATTAAATTGAGAAGGATCCGCATTTGATTCTCGAACAAAATCTCCATGATCAACATATACGAATTTGTCTTCTTCCATTATTTTACAATAGCAATTTAGGTCATCAATTTGAGGAAGTTCAGATATAGTACAAAACGCTGTATCGTTTAATTTCAGGTCTTCTCTTTTACATGGGATTAACTCACAGGTAATTCTAAGCATTGATGAATGAAATGGGTAAACAGCATAATCGCCAGCTCCCATTACAATAAAATGACGACCATCGTTAAATCCGATTGCAATACCGTCTCCGAAATCGCAAGAATACAGGAGTATATTGCTTCCTGAGAGTATTTTGAAATCATTCATATCAGTAGGATATTTTTAATTTACTTGCCGTAATTCCTTGTGCTATTTTCTGCTTTTTTAAAGATTGTAAAAGGGCAAAAGGTTTATCAGCAGCTAATATTTCACGATGATTACCATTTATATATGTGAGTTTTCCGGTTTTTGGTTTATCACTATTTGGCATTTTGAGAAATATGAAAAAGGTGCAAAGCTTTATACTTCACACCTTTCTGGTTATTTAACTTATTGATTGGCGACAATTATCCCAATAGAGGATCAGCATCGTCATCGAAATAGTCGGCGAAATCAGAAGTTGCATTCGATCTTCCTGCTAATTTTTCACCATCTTCTACTTTTAGAAGGTTATTGAGTCCACATCCAACTCCTTTGCTAACATTTTCAAAATTGTATGGATAAAAATTAACACTGGCAAGACAATAGCAGCCACTATAAAACTCATCTTCATCAGTTATATTTCTTTTCTTTTTATCTACAATTCCGGGTTTAGTGTCGCTGGAAGCACCAATAAAATAAGAATTTGCGTATGCCGCATCATCAGGATAATAGGCATCTCCGTCTTTTAGTACCTCTTTCATATTGTTCGGTACTTTACCTCCCCATAAGTTAACTTTTCCACTTTCGGTAGCTTTTGCAATAGCTTCTTTTATTGCTTTGACAGTAGCTACATCATCTTTTGAGATGATCAGTGAAATTGAATACTTAGGTTTGTCTCCCGCTTTAATAGCTTTCGGTTCAAACACGTTAGCGTAACTGGCTCTTACTTTACCAGTAATTACATTAAATGATTCTGTTGCCATAAAAAAATGAATTAAATGTTTATAATAAATTTATTCGAATAATCCTTCGAAATCGGATACTGCCGAATTCCATTCAGGTCTTTTGTCCGCAATATCTACTAATGATGGTTTACCGCTAGGCTTAATTATCAGGCTACCGATAATAGTTTCCATTTCCTTTTTACCTAACGCTTTTTCCATTTTGGTTAAGCCAAGTAGGTTTTTTTCATAGATGATTGCTTCTTTATATCCGGCTGCGATAAGAGCTTTAGCTACTTCATCCGGATTTGAGTATATTCGGTTACTTCGTCCCTCGACAAGTTTAAGCCCTTCGAAGTTCTCACCATTCAAGGCTTCTGCCAACGCAAATTCTTTTACAGAGTTGATCCATTTTACAATAGTGTCTCCTTCTTTTATGATATAAGCTACATCCAGCTTATTCATAAGATCTGGATTTTTGTAATGGCTATCCGTTATGGGTTTCATCTGTTTATTAGCATTCGCTTTACACAGGGCTTTAGCCCTACAAAACCGACAATGATCACCTGGTACATAATTTCCTTTACCATCAAAAGCAAGTTGAGCTCTGGGTTTCAGTTCTTCTTCCGCCCATTTGAGAAGTTCTTTTACCGATATTTCGAATGTGGAAATGTTATCTATACGAGGCTGGTAAATGGTCATCCTAATCGTTTCTATTTCGAATAGAATACTAAATTCTATATACGCGCCAAGTGCATATATCATCATTTGCTTATTATTTACAGCATCTACCCGAACGCCTTTTCCATGTTTGTAATCCGTAAAATCTAAAATCCGGTCAGCTACAATAAAGCAGTCTCCTGTTCCGAATCCTTCAGGAATAAATTGGGTCAGATCAATCTTTTGCTCAACGAATATTTCTGCATCAGATGTATGTTTTTTTGCAGCATTAAATTTTTCTACTACAAAAGTTGCATATTCATCGGCGTATTCATACATCGAACCGGAATAGTATTTGTCTGCCTCGATTTCCTTGAACAATTTGTTGAATTGCGCTTTTGTGAGCAGCTTTAGTTTCTGCTTGATAAGCAATTCTCCGAGGGCATGGGCAACTGTTCCTTCTTCGGCTGCTTCGCTTGTGGTGTTAGGAAAACTTTCTTCCAGACGAGCCGATGGAGTGCAAGCCATCCAACGACTTGCACCACTCGGGGATAATACAGCGTGTCCCATTTTAAAGATTGTTTAGGAAATCCCAATATTCTTGATAGTGTTTTACATCAAGAGTTGTCGGATTTGAAGCGTTGAACTCAGCAAACTTGGCTTCAATAGCATCTCGTTTACTTCTGTCTGCTGTAATTACTTCTTTGACCTTAGCGCGAAGCATTTCCACAGTGATAGCAGAGGAATTCGAATCAGCAGGAGGTTCAGACGTACTTCCTTTACCAGAGGACTCCGTAGAAGTATCTTTTTCTTCGGTTTCTGGTGAAGTAACACTTTCTGTTACGACCGAACTTTTATCCGCTTTAGATTTTCGTGTTTGTCTTCCGGTTGATTCTTTCTCTTTTTCGGGAGATTCAGTGTTCTCCAGCTGTTTTTCAGGAATAGCTTTGTTACTTGATAGATATCCAAGAAAACCCGATAAAATACTGTTCAATTCAGGAGTAATCCCGATAGTTAGTTTAAATTCTGTTTGGAACATAATGATTTAATTTTAATAAATAAAGCCCAGAACTTAAATTGGTCGAAGATCTGGGCATATATAAACAATGGATTCGGTTTATTTTAAATGTAGGGAAATTAGCATTTCCTCGTTTTTGATTATTGATTTCATAAGATTTCTTGAATTACAGTGTTTAGCCCACCCAAGATGCGAGCAAATAGACCGTTTGTATATTCTTAAAGAGGTATTCTGTTTTTCAAGTTTTGCTACTTTCTTACAGAGGTTTTTCTTTATTCTTTTCCGTAATAGAATGTGTGAATGAAAGAATACATAACCTATAAAGTCTATACCATTAGTATCCACAGGAAATATTTGGTAATTACTTTTTAGATCTAACTCTAACTCTTGTTGTAGAAAATCTCTTATTCTTAATCTAGTTTGATGGAGATAATCTTTGTCTGAAGACAATATTACCATATCATCGGCATATCGGTAGTAGTATTTAACCCCAAGATTTTCTTTCAGCCAATGGTCAAAATAAGTCAAATAGAGATTCGCTAAATATTGAGAAAGATAGTTACCTATGGGAAGCCCCGGAGCGGAATCTATTATCCCATCCAATAGGCTGAGTAACCTTAAATCTTTTATCTTTTTGCGGACAATGTCTTTAAGAATATTGTGGTTTATGGATGGGTAGAATTTTCGGATGTCTAATTTTAAACAGTAATGGGTATTTTCGTAATCTTTAAGATCGCGTCTTATGTGTTTTAATGCTTTATGTATACCTCTACCTTTTATACAGGAATAGGTATGAGTTATAAAGATAGGCACCCAAATACTTTCGAGAACATTCATAATAGCATGATGTACCACTCTATCACGAAACGGAAGTCTGTAAACAATTCTTTCTTTTGGCTCAAATATGCTGAAAACTTTATATTCCGAAGTCTTATAGGTTCCTGAGATAAGTTCACAATATATTTGGTTGATATTGGCATCTAAGTTTTCTTCAAACTTTTGAACTCCATAGGATTTAGACTTTCCCTTTCGTGCTTTGGAGTACGCTTCATACAAATTACTTATAGAACAAATACTATCATATAAATTGTTTAATCTTTTCATCCTTTGCTTATCTAATTAGGGTTTTCGGAATTCCTACTAACCCTGTTCAATTATATTTTATCTTTTACCTAGAGGTAAGGTCTCATTCTTTTTTATAATATATAAAATTTGCATAGGTGGGAGCTGCTACCAGTGTTGGCATTCGAGTAATTGTAGTTCGAATTGTTGAAACGGAAATCAGCCGAAGAACAGTAGGCGGAAAGCAGCACCAGAAGAACGACAACCTGTTTATGAATTATCTCAGTTGAATATCTCTCCAGATAGGAAGGAATTGTTCAGCACAATAGGTTGATAATTCTTCTGTTCGGAAGCAAAGGCGGGAGCCGCTACCAGCGTCGGCATACGAGCAACAGTAGCGCGAATTGAAGAAACGGAAAACAGCCTTTTCCATAATAAACCAAGGCCACCATTTTTTTTCATTGGCATTATCCCAATCAGGGGTCCATCCTTCGTTAAGAGCTTCTGCTATAACTGACATTTTGTATTGAGCTACAAAATAATCTTTCATATTCTCCGGTACATTTGAAAAGTCCGGCACATTTGGTCTGCCTGTTTCTGCTAAAGCATCCTCAAATGTTTTGATCCGATCTCTCACGTCCTGATTTTGAAATACTTTTGCTCCATACAAATTTTCCAAAAGTAGCTTACCATTCTTATCGGTATCTCTCCATGCTTTAAGAGCATTAACTTTACTAACTTTTAATTCTGTCGTATTCATAATATCTATGTTAGATTAATTACACAATAAATTCCTTCCAGAAATCCAAAAATTGCACTCCGGCATAATCGGATAGTTCTTTCGATTTAAAGCAAAGGGGGGAGCCGCTACCAGCGCGGGCACCCGAGCAATCGTAGTACGAACCGTCGAAACGGAAAACAGCCGAAGAACCATTGTGTCTGAACCAAGGGTAATAGCGTTTTTCTTCATCGTACACTTTGGCCACCCATCCTTCATTCAAGGCTCTCACGATCTGGGCAAGTTTGAGGTAGGCTATATCATTTTTATTTAACCCTAATTCTCTGCAAGCAACTTCATCTATTTGAGTTTCCCCGAGTTCAGCACAAGCATCCTCGTAAGTTTTGACACGATCCATGATACTTTGGTTGTTGAAATTTACATTCGGATAAAGTTTTTCTAATAAGGCCTTACCTCGATTGTCTGTTTCTCGCCACGCTTTTAATGCGTTTGATTTTTCTACTTTTAATTCCATTTTATTTATGAATTTTGTTTTCTGCGATATTGCATTGTAGAGAGTACAGGGTTCGAACCTGTAAGTACGGGGGACCCGAATGTTTCAACCTTTTGCATTCTGTTCGGGTCAACACAGAAATTCTCGATTCAACGACAGGGCTTATTGTCCTTCCCCTAACTATTCGGCAATGGGTTTTTATGCCTTTCTATGCGCGTCTACCAATTCCGCCAACTCTCCATATACTCGTCTTTCCGAGTTGTCAGATTTAGAGTTATCTCTCAAAAATATGTTGTCTCCTCCCACATTTTTGTTTTCCACCAATGCGAGGATAGTTAGCTTCCGACTAACGAAAGGAGTAAAATAGTTTGTTTTACGTGCTGCCTTACGCTCACACAGCCTCACATTTTACTACACAACTCAATGTGTAAGCTGCCAGTTTAACTTGGCAGAGTGGAGGTTTAAATATGTCAAAGAACTTGTCCCAAAAACCTTTCGAAAAAGGACGAGTTTTCTAAGGCTAACTCATTGGTGAATTAGCTGGATTCAGAAAAATCTATTTCGGATTATTAGTGGAGGAGGATGGATTCGAACCACCGACCTAGCGTTCCTTCTCGCTCTACCTGACTGAGCTACTCCCCCTGTTTATTTTTTTAAGTATTAAAAACCCATCATGTTCAGACACCAAATACCCTCTATTAGAATGGTACTCCATCATTTCTGTTAGTTCTTGGGAGTCTTTACAACTTTCTTTATCTCTGCAAGATTTTATAGCATACATAAAAATTCCTATTGTAATGAAGAGTGTTATGCCAAGTAAGATTTCAAGGAGGATATCTTCTGTTGTCTTGAATTTGTTCATTTCCGTACTCTTTTTTCGTTTCTTATTGTTCCGTTCTTATGGAATTCCAGTTGTTCCATAAAGGTGTCAAGATCTTTTTTTTCGTAAATGATTCGTTTACCCATTTTTCTGAATGGAAGCTTATTCATATCGCGTGCATCACGCAATGTGTCAACACCAAACGATGTGTATAGACAAGCCTCAGTTTCACTAAGCCATCTTTTTAGGGAGATATCACAAACAGAGGTTTTTATCTCTATCTTCTTTCCCTCGTAGTATTTTTCTTTAGCTTTTTCCTCTCGTAGAGAGTATCCATTCATAGAGTCCGAATGTTCGCTTCTTCCAATCATAAGTATTTTACTTTATACGTGTTACTTGGACTGCATCGACTAAACCATCTTCAGTAGCTTCAAATGAATACCCCTTCTTGTTTAACCGACTAATAGTATTTCGGACTACATTAGCCTTGAATTGCTTATTTTTGATAAGCTTTGGCTTTCCTAATGGGAGCGCTTTTAACGTGGCAGTCAATGCTGGTTTGCTTACTATTTTTACATTTGTTGCTTCTGTATTCATGTTTTTTTTCTTACTTTAGCCTTAATATAAATTTTTGCACCTATGGTTAGATGGATTGGTTATAATCACAATGCAAATATAGTAAGCATATGATAACTTTTCAGACTAAAATAGTTAAAAGTTATCATATGCTTACAATTTATAATTATTCTAAATTAATAATTATGGAAAATAAAGTATTACAGAGGATTAGGATATTCATAAAGAGTAAAAATATAACCATAAAAGCTTTTGGAGAATCCATAGATATTTCTGAAGGCACATTAAAATCAATGTTCAACAGAGGCACAAATCCCAGTGCTGATATGCTTATAAAGATAGCAAATGAGTACCCAGATATTTCTTTAAGATGGCTTCTTAAAGGGGATGGGAGTATGCTTAATGCGAGCAATTCTAATCCTCTCCAACACGCTCCTGTTGTGGAAGAAGCGTCTACTGTAAGAGAACCTCTAGCTGAATACTTACCCACTTCAAACTTTAAATTAGTCCCATTAATCAATTTAGATATTGCAGGTGGTACAACTAATCAAGAAATAGATACGGCCCAATATGTGGAAAAATACATACCATTTGTGGATGCGCAAAGTGGGGATATAGCTTGTCCTGTCACAAATAACAGTATGTCGCCAATATATCCTCCGGGAACTATTGTTCAAATTCGAAAAATAAAGATGTGGAAAGAATATATTGAATATGGACAAGTGTACGTAGTTGATTTGGTAGATAACCGTAGGCTTATCAAGCAAGTGAAGAAAGGTAGCGGAAAAGATAGATTTGTTCTATCATCCTTTAACAAGGATTATGATGATAATGAAATAAATGTGGATATGATATATTCTATGTGGCTAGTTATCGCGAAGTATGAGAAGGTGGTAATGTGATATGGGTAAAACAGCAATAGAAAGACTAATTGATTTTATTGACTATCTAAAATCCGATAGGCGAGGAGGCAGAACTAATTTTGAACGAACTGTAGGTATATCTGAAGGATATATTACGAATGCCTTAAAGAAAAAAGCGTCAATAGGAACAGAAGTTATATCGAAAATAGGTGTTGCTTACCCTGAACTTAACGTAAATTGGCTTCTTACAGGAGAGGGGCAAATGCTCAAAACCAAAGATAATAACAGGTCAGAACAAGCAATAGAAAAATATATACAGGAGATAGAAGCCTTGAAAATCCGTATTAACGACTTAGAAAAAATAATTGAAACTCAAGATACGTTAATCTCGATGCTATCTAAGAAATGAAGATATTTATATGTAAGGCATCAAAATAACGTCAAACAAAAATTAGAAACACGTATATTCCTTTATAAATAAGATGATTGTGGATTTTTAAGAAACGTCTGGGGGGCGTGTGGTCGCACGTTCGAATCGTGTCATCCCGACGGTTGAAACAGAGAGGTTTACGATAAAAAGTAAACCTCTTTTTTATTTGTGCGTGACGGATTCGTGACGGTTTCTCGGTTTGTTTTTGCATATAAATTGCCTTATCTTTGACTTAAAAAAATAACAAAGTTTAACTCACTCCCATGAATAAAACAGACTTCAAAGTAGCCCTTTGTGGCATTAACCTTGAGTATTTCGATGACAGTGCTACTACCATCGACCATGATGCCTTTGCTAACCTGATAGACAATTATTCGAGAGAATTACCTCAGATCAAAGAATATGAATCTCATCTGTGGAAATTTGGTCATTGCCTGTATTTAGACAAAATTGATTTTGAAACACCTCTATTCCCATCCTTTCAGTATGCAATTGACCTGTTAGAAAAAGCAAAGTTCCTTATAGACAATCAAAACGCAAAAATTAGAGTTACCAATAAGGGTAGCATAGCTCAAAGTATCGAATTGGATAATCCAAAATGTATCAAGGCGTTACTCGAAGAAGTTTGGAATGAAATAGAAGAGTTGAAGCTAAATACGTTTATGATAATCAAGAAAAACGAAGAAGAATTTATCGTGAATGACCGAGAAATGCTTGTGGATGAGTTGTCAGAGGCATATGAATCATGTTTCAAATTGGAACAGAGAGATCTACTTGATAAGAAAATCAATCAGTTGAGATATTGGAGAGTAAAAGATGGTGAAAACAAAAGAAAGAAGCCTGTTAAGAAATTTATTCACATGGGGATACATGCATTGGCTTTACTTTTACGTATTGATGAATATTATGCAAACAGGAACATCCTTGATTCGATCGATGAGATTAAGCTATCAAACACTATGTGTCGTTTCATTGCAGATTATCTAATACTTTTCAACCTATATGACAGTCAAGATTTTCTTCAAAGTTCGAAGCCATATTTAACAATCCGAAATTTATATCGACAGCCACCTAAAGACGCCGCCCCTATGCTCTATAAAGAGATCATGAAAATTACAAATGGTCTTAGTGATACAATCAAGAAAATTAGAGTGGTAAAATATCCTCCTGAAAATTGAAATTACCCTACCACTTCTAACCGATTGAACTTCAACTGTCTTATTACATCTTTGCATCGAACAAATCAAATAGAATGCAATGAAACAAAGATCATTTGAAGAAATCAAAGAAAAACCTTTGATTTATCTTACTGTAGAAGAGTTTATATCTTTACAGGAAACATTCGGGAAAGAAAGTCAGAATAATACTGTTCAATTCCCAGAAATCATGTCCATTGACATGGCAGCACGCTTTACAGGTTATAAGAAAAGTACACTTTACCGCAAAACGAGCGACCATACAATACCATTCTTCCGGCAAGGAACTCGAGGAGGTCGAGTTTTGTTCAGAAAATCTGAACTTGAAGAATGGTTGCTATCCAATAAGCAGGAGACCGTTAAGGAACATATCGAGAGGTTAGAAACTGAATTAAAGAATAAAGGAAAAAGGAAAATCTCTTGATATGGAATCAAACAAAATCACAGCAGAAGGCATAATTGATGATGCGCTTCAATGCCGGGAGAAGCTATACGCATCAGACTTTCCTATACACGCACTACCCAAACAGTTACGAGAAATTATCCATGTTACAAGCGAACGACTCAATTACCCACCGGATTATATTGCAATGGCTCTTTGTTATGTCATTTCAACTTTGACAGGAAATACCCATGTTGCCAAGTTGAAAGAAGGATGGAGTGAGCGATGTATCCTCTATCTGGCTTTTCTCGGTCGCCCGGGAACGAATAAATCACACCCTTTATACTTTGCGTTGCGCCCATTACTAGACTCTGATGCCAATAATGCGCTAAAATTCAAGAAAGAGTATAAGGAATACGAAGAAATCCTTTCTTATTCCCGAAAAGAACGTGAAGAACGAGGACTTGATTTGCCAGAAGAGCCCACGTTAAATAAGTTTGTTGTATCTGACATTACCCCGGAATCACTTGCCTTTTTACACGAGAATAACAAACGAGGTATATGTTTATATTCTGATGAATTAGCTTCGTGGTTTAAGAATTTCAATCGTTACTCCAAAGGTTCAGAGGAACAGTTCTGGCTCTCCGTATTTTCCTGTAAACCGATCATATTAGATAGACGTGGAGCCAAAAACTCAGTTTCAGTAAAACACTCTTTTATCAATGTAATTGGTACCATCCAGCATGGAGTGTTAAAGGAACTGGCAAAAGGAGAGCGTAGTCAAAACGGCTTCTTAGATCGAATCCTCTTTGTCATTCCAAGCAATCTTGAAAAACGCTATTGGAGCGAAGATGAGTTGTCAACTCATGTAATTCCATACTGGAACGGTCTTGTTCAAAAATTGATTGATATTGATTTTGTGACTGATGAAACAGGCGATCCAATCCCACGAGAACTAAGTTTCAAGCCGGATGCAAAGAAGAAAATCTACGAGTGGCAACGAACAAACACCGATCAGTGCAACCAAGAAAAAGACGAGATTATGATGGGTATATACTCCAAAATGGAAATATATGCTATCCGTTTCTGTCTGATATTACAAATGGCTCGTTGGCTATGTGGAGAAGCCGATAAGGATTACATTGACTTAAAAAGCGTAGAAGGAGCTATTGAAGTGATCGAATACTTCAAGAGAACGGCAAAAAAGGTCCAGTATATTATCAGTTCCTCCGATCTTCTGGAGAAAATGGATATGGAGAAACAAAAACTCTACAATGCCTTACCGTATGAATTTGCCACTAAAGATGGAATTAGAGTTGCTGCCAACCTTTCTATTCCCGAAAACACATTCAAGAAAATAGTGGGAAAATGGAATGGCAATCTACTAGAGAATTTTAAATACGGCTACTATCGAAAACTGTACTAGTGGCACACTGTCAACTCTGTCAACCCCGACAGTTATCGCATTGATAATCAACAAATAAACTGTGCGTAATTTTGAAATTCCGAGTACACACTTTCGGCTTTTTTCGTTGAAGTGTGCATCCGAAAATCGGATTTTCAGGCACACTTTTCAGGGGTTAACTAACTGATAACCAGTAGCAGTTTTACCAGT